CCAGCTCTGTGACCTCTGTCACCGATACCTTTGGCAAGTACCTCATCGTGGGCAACGGCAATGGGGCGCAGCTCTTGGGCATTTCGTCTCTCAATGCCTGGCAAGCGTTCGTCGATTACATCGCTGATTGGGAAGGGACACTGTTGTCGGCGGGCCAAATCGCTGGCATCACCCAGACCATTCCCGAGACGACTGTTCCCACGGGCGGTGGTACAGTCGCAGCTCTCACGCCCACCTACTACTGGCCGTTCGACGCTGACACCATCTCCCAAGTGGCATCGGGCCAGTCGTTTCTCGGCACCGTGACGACGCAGCAGCTCACCGCCAACCAGCTCGCGTGCACAGTGGCTACGCCAACGTACGGTACCACCGTCACCCCAAATATGTGGAACGGCTGCATTCAGGCCATCACCGTGACCAACGGAACCGCATGGACCTTGGCCAATCCCCTCAACCCAGTCGCTGGCGGCCTGTGGCAGCTTATCAACTTCAACAACAGTGGGGGTGCCGAAGGGGCGATTACACTCGGGGCTAACTACCACGCCGATGGTTCATGGATTGCGCCCGCCAACGGCAAGCGCCGCATCTGCTGGGTCACGAACGTCACGACGACGCTCGCGCTGATAAATGCTTGCAGTGCCGATGAATAGGGGGGACTATGGACATCGAAACGCTATCACAACTAATCAGCACCGTTGGGTTCCCCATTGTGGTCGCGGTGTTCGTACTGTGGAGATTGAACGGAAAGATGGAGCACTTGGCCGTGTCGCTGGAACGCCTCACCATCCAGCTTGACATTTTGTTGCAAACCCCGCCCAAGAGGGACTGATGTTCACCAACCCATTTCTCGAAGGATTGATTCTCGCGCTCGCGGGCGTCGTGGCAATTGGAGTTGGCTCGTGGCTCAAGGCCCCCGAACTGAGCGACGCAGGTAAGCTGTTGCTCGGTGCGGGCGTCGGGTACTTCTCCCACACAGCGGTAAGCTCTAAGTGAGAACCATCACCAAGCTCGCATCGGTCGAACGCTTGCGCCGCACTGCCGAAGGCGACCAGGCCCTCGAACGGTACATCAAGACCGAGGTCGAAAGCTATATCTCGGGTCTCGCTCCCCTCTACATGCGCTGGCAAGAGTACCTGCGCATGTACCGTGGCATTCCCAACGAGCGCTTCTCCCGCGACCCCATTCCCATCATGAACATCGAAGTGACCCTTGGGGCCATTGCCACCGACACGCTCACCGCGCAAGCCGCCGACATGCTCGAAGGGGTGCAGCCCTTGGTAACTGTGCGCGGCAGCGCCGGCCACGAAGACACCGCCGCCGCGTTTCAAACTCTCGTCAATCACCTCGCTATTGACCCCTTTACCAATTTCGTCGAGGCGCGCAAGGACTTTCTGCTCGATTGGGGAATTTTGGGTACAGGCCTGTTCTACACCACCTGGCAGGAAGAAGTCAAGCAAACTGGCGTCGAGGAAATTGTCGATTGGGGGCCTCGCATCTATGCCCCTGCCCCCGAGGATTTGGTCCTGCCGAGCGGCAGCGGACCTGACATCCAAGTGACCCGCATGGTCGGGTTCTCTCGCATCATGACCCACGGGGTGTTGGAGCTTCGGGGTCGGGCCGAAGGTTGGGACGTTGACCTTGCCGCGCCCACTCGCGCTATGAACCCCGTGCGCCGTCAGCGTCAGGTGGCTGCCCACGTCGCAGACAAAGAGCCTGCCGACAACGACTTCTTCGACATCTACGAGCTGTTCATCTATTACCCCTACGATGGCAAGGGCTATGACATAGACCTTTATTGCGTGTGGGACCGCACCGCCTCGCGCATTTTGTTCCTCTCGTACAATCCCTTTGACTCGCGCCCGTTTAGCGTGGGTCGCTATCAATTTGTCTCCCACTCGTTCTTCGGTCTCGGTATCATGGAAATGGCAGCTCCCTTCGAGCGCGAGGTCACTGACTGGCACAACTTTCGCATGGCGAACGCCAAGCTGGTCAACAGCCGTGCGTGGGGCGTGAAAATTGGATCGCCCATGTGCGGGTCGAAGCTCCGCATCATCCCGAACAAGCCCCTCTATTTCCAATCGCCCGACGACCTCAAAGAATTTCGCATGGCTGACATCTACCCGTCAGCTTTGCAGACCGAGCAATACTCGATGCAGCTTGCCGACCGCCGCATCGGCACGTTGACAGACTTCTCGTCCCGTCCCATGCCTGGCCACCGCACCCCAGGCATTACGACGCTTTCGATTCTCCAGCAGATTAACAAGCGGTTCACCCTCGCTTTCTCCGAGCTTCGCGCCGCCTACGGCGACGCCCTCATGCAGTCGGTGCTCCGCATCCAAGAACAGTTCAAGACCAACGCCGACAACCGCGTTCGCATCGCGGAGTGGCTGTCAAAGGTCCTAGGAGCCAGCGACAGTGAGAAGGTTCTGCTCGCGTTGCGTGGCCCCGCCCAAGACCTCCGCGACAAGCTCACGGTCGAAATGACAGCCAGCTCCCAGAGCGTCAACCGCGAGGCCGACAAGCAAGGGGCGTTGCAAGTGTCGCAAGCGCTAATGGTCTATTACGACAAAGTGCTCCAATACGCGGCAGCGGCTGGCAGCCCCCAGATGACCCCCCAAATGAAGCAGCTCATGGTCAAAGCGGTCAAGGCTGCCACCGAAGCTATGGACCAGTTACTTCGCACTTTCGACCGTGTGCGCGACACCCACGCCTACTTACTCACCGAGGAAGACTTCGATGCTTTATTGGCTCAAGAAAGACCAGGTGGCGGACTTCTTGGCGGCCCTGGCGGTGGAACGCCAGGGATGGCTGAGGGTGTTGGAGCAGGCGGACAAGCGGCGGGAAGTGCTGAAAGCCCAGGGGGCGATTCGGGCGCTGGTATGGCTGGGCCAGAAGACGCTGGAATCGCTTGATTACCCCGACGACGAGGTTCGCCGCATGGTGTTTGAGGGGATTCTACAAACTGAAGTTCCACAAATAGACCCAGACCCAGAGGAGACCAACGATGGATACGGAACAATCGACCGAAGCAACTGAGGGTGAAGCAACTGCCGCCGAGCCGGTCCCTGAGCCGGTAACGCGGGCAGAGTTCGACAGCTTGAAGTTCGACCTCACCGCTGCCCGTGACCGCGAGAAGCGACTGATGGACCTGTTGGAAGCGCGCCAAGCGCCCGCGCCCCAGTCAGCCCCTGCCGACGCCGCCGAACCCGACATCGTCATCACTGACGACGACGAGGGGGACGTGCGCACCGCGAAGCTCTTTGAGCGTGGCATTCGGCCCCTGCGACAGCAGCTCGAACAGCTCACGAACATCGGGTTCGGAACGCTGTCCAAAATCGGCGAGCGCACGGTGGTCAACGCACTTTCTGTCCCTGACCGCGAAATCTACAACCGCTTCCGGCCCGAGGTCGATAGGTACATGGGGGCGCTCTCAACCGCTCAGCGCGCCCAGCCTGAAAGCCTCGAACACGTTCTCAAAATGGTCAAGGGAGCACACTACGAGGAACTGCGAGACGAGGCAATTGAAATGTCGAGCCGACAATTGGTCAAGACAGCTAAACCCGGACCGCCCCCCGCGCGCGGCGAAAAGCCACCAGCGACCACGAACTCCCCCATCGTGCCCGAAGACCTCTTCGATGGCGCGCAGTGCCGAGCCATCGAGGCCCGAGGCGGCCCCGATGCGTTCGCGCGAAAGCTCGGCTACAAGGACTGGGCCTCTTACGCTGAACTTGCCCGCAAATGGCAGAACAAGGAGTGATGGTGGTCAGCCCTCCCATTGACATTTCCCTCTAACTATGATACAATGGAGCAAAAGCCATGTCCGATAATCTCACAGCCCCTAAAGTCGTCGAACCCCGTGTCATCCCCGCCGACATGCCCGCTGGCTACGACCGTGACGAAGCCAAGCGCAAAATCACCGACCAGCACGCCGAAGCCATCGAACAGATGTCCGGCGACAATGCCACGTTCGACCCAGGTGTCTTCGACATCGAGAACGAAATCGCCCAACATTACAACTTTGAGACCAACGAGTTCGAGGTCATTGATGCGGTCGAGGGTTACTCGTACCTGTGGGGACTCTGCCTCGGCAGTTTCGCCTATCAGTCCCACGCTGAGATTATGGGGCGCGCGCATCGGTTGCTTGGTCCACGTGCCAAAGGCTACGAGCTTGTCTGTGGTCCCCGCGAGACTTTCCCCGAATGTTGGGAAATGCGCCATGTCGATGGCACGCGCCGCATTGGCGATGTGCAGCTCTATCGCATTCGCAGCGAGTATGCTCGGGCCATCGAAGTCAAACGGGCAATGCGTGCCAAAGCCCGCGAGCTAGGCGCCAGCTCCCAGCTTCTCGCCAAGGCTGAACGCTATTCCAAGTACGCAGGAGCCATCGAGGTCGAAGGCGACCCCCACGAGTACTATCGAGCACGGGCACAGAACCGTGGCGGAATTCCCCGCAAAGCGTTCGACCGCGAGATGATTATGACCCTGGCCGAACACAAAATTTCCGAAGACGCCCGCACCGGCAATCTATTTGGCATCCCAGTCACCAAAGCGGTTCCCAAGAAACGTTAGCAGGTAATCCCCAATGGCAATTGCAAGTATCTTACCCATGAAAGCCGCCCGTGTTCTCGGGGGTTTTGACATCCCCCATGACGCCTCAAATCCCGAGGGCGCTGGCCAGGTCTACTTGGCTGGCGCTCCGTTGGTCTTTTCCAGCGGCAATTTGGTTGAGGGAACCACCGACAGCCTTACCGGCATCGTGGGTGTGGCCGAGAATCCTGGCCAGAACCTCGCGGTGGCGGGCTTCTACGCCGGAACGTCCGTGGTCGCGGGAATCACCGTGCCCATTACCGGCGCCCCCAACCAAGGTCCCATGATAATCCCCGCGTTGCCTGGGGTGGTCTTTGAGGGAAATCTCGCCGCGACCACCGCCGGCGACCCCGACCAGACCTCGACCCTTGCCCAGACCGACGTTGGTTCGACCTTCGACTTGGCCAAAGGTGCGACGTCGAAGCTTTGGTACCTCAACCGCACCCTAAGTGGCAACAAGCGCGCGGTAGTTGTTGGATTGAAAGACGCCATCGGGACAACCTCGGGTCGCGTTTATTTCATGCTCCTGCTTACCGCAGGCGACACGCTATACGCCTAGAAAAACGGAGTTAACTTTATGCCTGCATCTATTGTCGGTCGCACTGCCTTTGCCGCGCTCATGGCGCCTGATATACGTCAGGTCTACGAGATGACGGGCATGGAACGGCCCCTGGAGTATGATAAGGTCGAGAACGTCCAGGACCTGCCCTGGAACCCCATCAAGGACATCGAAGTAGCGGGTCTCAGCACTGTGCCTGCTAAGCAAGAGGGCCAGACGTTCGTGCTCGACGCCCCAGTTATCGAGAATGCAATTGCTGTCGCGGTCCAAGAGTGGGGCCTCGCGGTCGAGTTCACCTACCCCGCGTGGGAAGACGAGCAGTACGGGGTGTTCCACGATATGGCCCGTGAGCTGGCCCGAAGCGGTCGGAACCGCGAAGAAGTGGTCGGGTGGAATTTGTACAACACGGCCACTAGCACGCCGCCAGTCGGCAGCGCATTCGATGGCCTGTCACTGCTCAACAGTGCCCACACAGCCGTGGCCAACCCTGGGGTCACGATATCGAATCGACCAAGCCCCGATGTGGGGTTCTCGGTCACGGGTATTCAAGGAAGCATCTTGCGCTTCCACGCCCTGACCAACGACCGTGGGTTGCCCCAGATTCTGTTCCCCAAGCTGTTCGTGTTAGCCCCACAGAACCTTTTCGCGGCGCGCGAAATTCTCGGCTCGACCAACAAACCCTACACCAGCGATAACGAAATCAACCAGCTCCAGGTCGAAGACTTCTACTACATGATTTCGCACTATCTCACCACCGCGACCAACTGGTTTTTGCAGTCGGCCCAGGGCGAACATGACCTGAACTTCGGCTGGCGAACCCACGTCATTCTCGACAGCTTCGATGACCCGTGGACCAAGAACGCGATTTTCACCATCTATTTCCGCATCATTTCGTGGTTCGGGGACTTCAGGGGCATCGATGGAAGTAGCGGCTGAGCCTCTTTGTCAACAGCTTGACAATCGCCCAACCCTGTAGTACACAAATGTAACACAGGAATCGGGCAGTTTTTAGACAGTCCTGTGTTACTCGAAAAGGCAATTCGATACCTGGCGAGGCCGCAAGTTGACACAGGCCCATTTCCATGCTAAACTACCTGACGATTCTCAAAATGACCGAAGACGAGGAATGTGGCATTCTCGATGTCACACTCACATAGGGGAAAAACAATGGCATTTTCAAGCGAAGAATTTGGCGCCGAAGCAGTAGCGAAAGCATCCTCACCGAGGCTGCCGCGTGTTTGGATGTCCGTTCCACTGGGCGTGCGTGTGGTTGCAGAGGTCGAGGACCTTTGGGACGAGTGCGACGACGAGTTCGACGACGACGATGAGGACTACAGCGACGAAGGCGACTAACCGTTGGTCGCGTGAGCAAGCGGCAGAGAGCAATTAATCCCTCTCGCTTGCTCCAGGAGTGACGACTATCCCAGGCTTCATTGACACAACTGGCTTTGTCTCCCGCGCCTCAATTTACAGCAAGTCTTTTGAGACCGACGGTGCGATTTGGTTGCCTGCGGGAAGCGGTTCTCTGTTCACCCCCTACGTGGGGGCGTGGACCGCGACCCGTAACGCCCTTGGCGACTATTCGCTGAACCTCACCGCCGCCGCCAACTCCCCCATCATCGCTGTCAACATCAACGAGGTGTTCGAGAAAATCGGGGCCGACCCCATTACCGCAGCGATTGTCACGAACTTCCCATCGGGGACCTCGAACTTTCCAGCCCCCATTACCCTCGGCTCTGAAACTCTCGCCACCGATAGCGACGTTCATCTGATTCGTGGGTTCAAGTTAGTTTCCTACGACGTCGTGTACACGCTCGGGACAGCGAGTTTGACCACTCACACCGGCACCATCGTGACGTCGAAGTGGGCAACTGGTGCAGCGGCAGGAGCCGCGACCACGACCAAAGACGGCCCCGCCGCCCTTGGCACAACGACCTCGGCCAACAACATCATCACCAATCGCCCTCTCACGACCCCCTACGTACTGGGCCTCAACGTGAGCGTGGCCGGTGGCCCCGACCAAGCTGACTGGCTCGAAATCAACATCACGAACCCTGGGACTTCGGTCTATAAGCTTTATGGGGTTCGGCTTTACGTCAATTACTGCATTTTATAGAGGTTCCACCCATGCCCTTCACCGTTTCTTCGACAACTCCTCCGAATCTAGATGTACTGCCGTTCGTCCCAGTTGGGCCTTCGGCGATTTTCCCTGGCGTGGGTGCGGCAACGGGCCTTGGTAACATTTACTACGTCTGTTCGGCAAACGCGGTAGCTAGCGCCAGCGGTGGCCCGAGCCTGGGGTTGAACCCGCAATCCCCGTTCAACTCCATCAACAACGCCCTTACCAAGTGTGCCTCGAACAATGGCGACGTGATTTTTGTGCTACCTGGCCATGTCGAGACTGTCAACGCCGCAGGGGCGCTGAACTTCGCCACCGGCCAATGTGACGGCGTTACCGTGATATTCTTGGGCAATGGTGCTGAGAAAGGGGTGTTGAACTTTGTCACCTCGACTGCTGCCCAAGTAACCATTGGTGCCAACAACGTCACCATCATTGGCATGAAAGTTACCGGCAACATCGATGCGCTAGTCGCGGGCATCAACATTACCGGCACTGATTGCACGCTCATAAACACCTTCTGGCTCGATAACACATCAGTTTCGTCTCTCGTCCAGGTCATCTCGACCGTTACCCGCCGGACGACCATCTCGGGCTACACCTACTTAGAGCCTGGAACCATCGGGTCACAGAAGACCGAAGCCATTCGTATCAATGGCGGTGGCAATCACCGCATTCAGGGACTGAACATTTTCGGCAATTTCTCGACCGCCATCGTCAACAACATCACCAACGCGACCACAGTTTTCTACGGCAACGATTGGAGAATTCTAAACACCAATCTTGGCGGTGCTCCGTATGCGTTGCTAGCGGCCTCAACGCTGTTGAGCAACGACTACTCGCCGTGTTCGCAGCAGCAGAACGAACTGACCATTATTTCACCGTCGGCCAAAACGCTGCCCCAGTCCACGACGGCCACAATTTTCACTTTCACTGGCATTATCCACGTGCTGGAAATCGGGGCGATTATCACGACCGCCTTTGGCGCCACGGCCACGACCCTGGCATTTGGTGTCAACGTCAATTCTCTCGGCAACGTTGCCCTTTGTGTCGCGGGCACGGTCACGTCGCTCGGAGCTGGAACTGTGTTGGTGCCCCAGGGTGGGTTTGGCGCGACGCTCGCGGTCACCGCGACCAAAGGTGCTATTGACGTAACCCAGCAAGGAACCGCGTCGCCAGCGACTCAGTTCATCGCCGGAGCGCTCGGTGTGGCTAGTATCATCACCGCCGTGACAAACGCCAGCGACACTGGTGCGGTTCAGTACTTCATGCGCTACCGGCCACTTTCGCAGGGCGTGACAGTCACGACCAACTGAGGACGAGAGCGATGAAATCGACCAAGGGTAAAGGCGAAGCTGCGGGACTCAAACGTGCCCGCGACGCCGAGGTCATGAACACCCAGTGCTGCAAAATGGGGGGTGCGAAGTCGAAGCGACGTAAGTAGGAGAATTACCCGTGCCATCCAATCAAGTGCTCCACAAGTTCAAGCACGGAAAACTCCACAGCGGGTCGAAACACGGACCAAAAGTTACCTCGCGTAAGCAAGCCATTGCCATTGCCGCCAGCGAACGGCGCAACGAGAAAAAACACGGTGGTAAGTACAAGCATAAGAAAAGCCGGTAAAGGTCTTGTATCGGCATTCCTGATTATTATCACGGCTTCGTTGCTTATTGGAACCATAGCACTCGCTAGCCAATCAGTCACGTACTGGGAAGGTCTCACTGACGCCAGTGGAAATGCCCTCTCGTTTACTGGTGGAACCCTTCCCGCTAACGTCTCCCAAGTTGCAGGCACCGCCGCCTCAACGGCAGCCGCCGGAACTTTACTTGTTGGTGTACAAGGTCATGCTGGCGCGAACGTAGATGCAGCAACAGGAGCGGTGCCGCCCGCTAACGGTCTTCTGGTGGCAGGCGTCAAAGCCGCGACAGGCTTTCTCCAAGGGCTAGCGATAATCTCACCAGGCAATGCCACATCAATTTTACAAAACTCACTAGTCACATCATCGCTACCCGAACTGTATAACGGTTCGACTTCTGACTTGGAACTTGCCGGTCCCGCCACGGCAACTGCCGGAGCCGCAGGTACTGCATTAACCCAGGCCAACGATGCCGAGGCTTTTGGGGGAATTCCCGTTACTGCTGAGGTCGAGATTGACCCTTGTGCCAGCAGCGCCGTAAAGAAGCTTGCAAAGCAGGCGACCATCACAACTGCGACAACCACCGAAATTGTCGCTGGTGTCGCGTCGAAGGTGGTCCATGTGTGCGGGGTGAAAATAGAAAACATTGGTACGTCCCCGTCCTGGCAGCTTGAATGGGGAACCAAAACCTCGACAGCTTGCGACACGACCGCCACAGTGTGGACGCCGCCGTTCGCGGGAGCTGACTCCGCCGTAGGCACGGCTGGCAACGGTAACACAGTAATGGGCTTTGGCGGGAATGAAATCGCCGACTCCCAAGCCGTTGCTTCGAGCGAACTTTGTCTCGTGAGCGCTGGAACTATTACCGACATCTTTGTCCTGGTTTCTTACACACAGCAATGAAAAAGCCAAAGCAAAACCCGAAGCCGAAGGCCCCCTCTATTCTCAACCCACCTCGCTTCACGAGATAGCAGTTGAGGTAACTATCGATGGCCACTATCGAAGATGTGGCGCGCAAGGCAATAGCCAACACGGCGGCAAGCTCGTCTATGGGCTTGCCGTTAGTTTTGAGTTGGGTCGAGCAAAGGTACCGAGAAGTATCGAACCGGACCCATCTACGGTCGCTGCGGAACGAAGGGGAGCTGGTCTACCCAGCGCCAATAATTAGCGTCGGCACCGTCGCCGTGACCACTGGGTCGAACAAAGTCGTTGGCACCAGCACGTCGTTCACGCGGGGGTTAATTGGGTGGTATTTCCGTTTCAACACCAACTGGTACCTCATCAATGACGTGCAGGGCCAGACGCTCTATCTGAACTCCCCCTATGTCGAATCGACCGCCAGCCTCGCTGGTTATTACATCGTGCAGCGGTTTACCCCCACTGCCCCCAACGTACAATGGATTGGAGTAGTCACGCACCCGCGCCTGTTCCGCCGCCTGCTCGAACGCACGATGAATTGGCTAGACCACCGTGAGGCAGCTCGGATTCTCGTTGCTGCCTTTCCGACGGTCTGGGCCGAAGGCCCCGCTTACCACGGGACACTTTTCACCACCGGTAACGCGGGCAGCGGCGTCACCAACACCCTCGTGAGCGACCGCCGTAAGACTCTCGAAATCTACCCCTACAGCACGCAGCAGGAGTTGTTCCGTTACACCTGGTGGGAGGTCCTGCCCCCCGTTCGTCTCGAAACCCTGCTGCCACCCGAAGTTGACCCTTACATGCTCTACGAGGGGGTCAAGGCGGACATCTACGAGTACCGGCGCGAGATGGCTCTCGCCAAAACCCCTCCCGACGCCCAAAGCGCTATGGTCTATCAGCGGGCGATGGAACAGGCACAAGGTCGTTGGGAGCAAGTGCTCCAACAGCTCGTGGTCAAAGACATGCTCGCGCTAGATGAGGATGTCGAACTGTGGAGCGACTTCGGTGACAGTTCATCAACTGACATCGATTCACAATACGATAACATGATAAGCCGCCTAGGGCTTATCACGGTCCAGTGAGAAGGGCGGATTATGGGACACGATGTCACGACGGTCAATAAGTGGCGTGCGAAGAACCGAGAACATTACAATGCCTATATGAAAGAGTATCGAGAGCGCAAAGGCCCAAGGAAGTCTAAAAAAGTACGACCTGGCACATTGAGTGAAAAGCGTGCGTCATATTACCAAGATAACAAAGAGCACATTCGCTGTCAGGTCGGCGCTTGGGCCGCGAAAAGGCGTAAAGAGCTGCACGCTTTTCGAGACTGGCTAAAGGACCAACCGTGCATGGATTGTGGGCTAAAGTTCCCGCCCGTGTGCATGGACTTCGACCATCGAGACCCTTCAACGAAACGATACAGTCCAGCGATAATGTTCACCCATTATACACTAGACGCAATCCAAACCGAGCTTATGAAATGCGATTTGGTTTGTGCTAATTGCCATCGGATTAGGACTCACTCATGAGCACCCTCGCTTCGACCGTCGTAACCAACTTGCTCGACCGCGTTCGCGACCCTGGGGGTCTCGGCACCTCGAACATCCAGCCCCCGTCGCTGGCCAACGGCCAGGCGTTTGCGCTCACGCTGTTGTCCATTGCCCAGCGCCAAGTCAACTGCGCTGAACAGAACCAATTGACTACCGTGCCCTGGGCCTCGACCCCCTATCAAACTACCTACCACATTGACAGTGACCCGATACTGGGGACTGGTGGCACAGCCCCCATTATGAAACTCATCGGCATTCAAAACGGGACCGTTGACCTTTTGTTCTCGCCCTTTGCACAGCTTTGGCAAAGTGACTTCGGGTGGTTTCGGGCCACGACGAGCGGAGGTCCCCCCCACACGTGGTCTCTCTTCGGGCATGACGTTTTCATCATCTATCCCGCCATGACGCGGGCCTATAACTTCACCCTCATCGCGGTGCCATATCTCACTGACCTGACCATGTTCTCAACCCTCGCCATCACCGACGACCTCGTGCCCGAGATGCTGGACCTCGCGGAAGCGCTTGCGTTGTTCAAACTCGGCGAGTACAAGCTCGCGGCGACCGCCGTCGAACGCATGGGGCGGCTCTACCAAATCAACCTCGAAGGGGGCCGGTGGCGCAAGCCAGGGGCGACAAATTGAAAACCGACGTCCTCGCTCTCGTTGCGGCGTTATCGAACGGCCAAGCCGACCAAGTAAGTGCCTCGAACTTTTACGACGAGAGCATCTATGCGCTCGACGAGCATCTGTGGCTGACCACGTTCGTGTTAATCGCGGCCAGCTCGACTTCGCCCACGATGACGATAGCTCTTCCCGCCACGACCATAACCTTGCGGGGGTTGGTCTACGATACCCGTTGGTTGCAAGAGAGTGACTTGCGGTCGATTGAGAGTTGGGCCACGAACTGGCGGGCTTTCACGGGGCGCGAACCATTTTGCTTTGTGCTCCAGGACCAGACACACCTCGATTTCCAAGTCTTCCCAGTGCCACCGGTGACGGGGACAGCTTTCTCACCCCCTGGCACGTTCGGCGCGAGCTACCCTGCCCGCAACTTCGTGGCGTTCACGACCGAATTTCGCTCGACAGTTCCCAAGTGGCTGGAGTCGAGCGTAACCCTCGCGGTGCTGAGCCGCGAGTACGAGCGCAGCTCGGACCACACCGACCCCGATGCTAAAGCGGCGGCAGACTTGCTCACCGAATTGCTGCTGACGATGGTCGCATAGCAGGAGACCAACCGTGCAAATCCACCAAGTCGGCCAAGCATCGCAATTGGAGAAGCTCATCACTGACCTCAACGCGCAGCTTCGCCTCATTTCCATTCGCCTCGGCAAGCTCGAAGGCAACGCGGGCCAGGCAGTTTCGTTGAACAATGACCTCAATCTCAACGGGCACAACATTCTCAACCAAGGGACGTAAGGCGTGAAAACCTCGCGCAAACTTTGGCAGCAGTTCGACAAGGGCCTGTTCATCGTGGGTGGTCGCGAAGCCGTACCGGACGGTAGTCTCCGCCGTGCCGGTGCGGTCCACCCACTTCGCACGATGTCGCTGCGCAGCCGCTTCGGCTGCCAGTTGCTCCAGACCTCCACCCCCGCCAATTCATGCGTCGCGTTTGGGTTAACCGCCCTCACTGAGCACCATTACTATGGGACCTTCCAAGGGCTGTTGTTGCGGGACACCGCCATCATCGACACAGGCTACACCCCTGGCAACAAGTTGTCGTTCGTCAAGCAGGCTCCGCAGCTCCAGGACCCCGACTACCTTTTCATCTCCAACGGCGGCAAGATGCGCAAGACCGACACCAACGGCAACGTGACCAATTGGGGCATCGCGGCACCGTTGACCGGTCCCACGCTCGCCCTCGGCCCCCAAGAAAAGCTCGAAATCGATAACCTCGACACCGACGCCGCGAGTTGGAACGTGACCAACGGCTCCGCCACCGTCACCAACGACGCGAGCTTCTTCGAGGAAGGTACGGGGTCGCTGAAAATTGCCATCGGTGCGAACATCTACAACGTCACGGTCAAGAGCACGGTCTCGTGGGACCTCACCCAGTTCGCGGCGGCAGTGTGGGTGGCGAACACCGCCTACACCGCCAACGGCACCGAACCGTGGCAAGGCTCGCGCATCCACGATGTCAACGGCAACGTGCAAGTGTGCACCACCAGCGGCACGAGCGCAATGGCGGGACCTCCCACGTTCGCCACGGTCTACGGCCAAACGACCCACGACAACACAGTTGTGTGGACAAACTTCGGCCCCAACGTCAGCTCGACCAGCGACTTCATTAGCTTCTGGACAGCGACCAGCAACGTCGCCAATACCTACGAGATTTCAATTGAATTTGCCGGACCTGGCGGCTCGTTCTACTTTGGCAACGCTCCGACCACCGTTCCCCCGAACCAGTTCTCGTGGAACAATATCACCGTTGCCAAGAGCAGTTTCAAGATTTCGGGAAGCCCCAACTGGAACAACATCACGAGCATCAAAATCCAAATCGCCGTCCAGACCAATGGGGCGACGGTCTGGATAGATGACATCGAGATGCAGGGTGGCGTGGGCATGAGCGGGACCTATCAGGGGGCGGTGGTGTTCGCGAACACCGTCACGGGCAGCGTCTCGAACCCCCAACCCCTCGTCAACAACGCCTATTCGACCGTTGCGAATCTCATTCGCCAGCCGCTTATTTGGTCGAACATCCCCATATCCACTGACCCGCAGGTCAACGCCCGCATTCTCTACCGGTCCCTCGGCAATCAGACCACATTGTTCTTTGACCAAGTTATCAGTGACAACACCACGACCACCATCGTCGATACGGTCGCGGACTTCTTCGGCGCCAACGGCGGGAATGAGCCAGCGGTTTTGGGGTCGAACTCCGGCAACTACCCCGCCCAGCTCCAGACCGACAACACACCGCCTCCGGCGGACGGTGGGTTGGTGGCAGGTCCATACCAAGGGAGCTTGTTCTTCACCCGTGCATCGTTTCCATCGAGGCTCTACTACACCGCCATCGGTCGCCCCGAGAGCACGGAGAACTTCATCGAACTGTCCTATGCCGACGATAGTTTGCAAGGTCTGTTTATATTCAATGGTTCGCTCTATGTCCTTGGGGCCAAGCACGGCTATGTGGTCCAGCAAGTTGCCACTTCGCCATTGCTCTACACCTTTTATCAAGTGACCGGAATGCCAGGCACAGTCTCGGGCTTCTCCATCGTGGTGGGCAAAAACGGCGTCGCCTGGCAAGCCCCCGAGGGCATGGTTTTGTTCAACGGCTTCTTGACCACGGCGATTGATTTACCTATCGAACTGCTGTTTCGCGGCGAAAGTTCCGAGGACTACACCCCACTGGTTGTGAACTACGGCATCTATACCAAAGGGGAGTTCTGGTTCAGCGACGGGCTCACGAACACGTTTGCCTTGCACGAAGATACCCGAGCGTGGCGGGCGCTGGGCATCGCGACCGCGAGCCTCTGCTACGACGAGACTCTCGAACAAGCCCACGGGAATCTAGCGGGCAGCATTGTCTACTTTGAGGTCCCAGGCTTTTTCACCGACAACGGCGTAGCCATTCCGTTCGAGGCCCAATGCGGTGGGACGCTACTGGCCGAGGACATCTCGACTACGGTCTCACGGTTGGTCTTTGACCTCAACACCAACGGGCAAACGGTCACGGTCACGGTGCTGGTCAACGACGCCGATTTGTTGCCGAAGTGGGCAGCGAGCACGGCCTACGCCATCGGCACCAAAATACAGGACTCCAACGGCAATGTCCAAGTGTCAGGCGGCGGAACCAGCGGCAGTCCCAAAGCCCCTGTGTGGAGCACAACGATTGGAAGCTCGACCACCGACAACACGGTGACGTGGACGTTGGTGGGACCAGGGGTCTTTACCCTACCCCCGCTCGTGACCACCAGCCGCCAACGACTCGAATTCACCCCCCGCTTCGCCGCTCAAGCACTCTCGTTTCGCTTTACCGCTGCGCTAACCACGGGACTTGTCGAGGTGTTTGCCGTCGAAGCGTTGCTGGGCAGTGGGAGCTAAGGAGAACCGTGGAAGCCTTCAAACGTCACAACCTCTATCATGTCGCACTTGTCGAACGCTGGCGCGAGACCCTGCTCGCCGATGGTGAGTACGAGCAGGTGTTTGGTCCACTCGCCGATGCGGCGTTCGTGGACTTTTTCACCCTGCCACGTCACTTGCTCATGCTTTGCGGCCCAACCGGCCTCAAAGCCGCACTGTGGTTCACGCCCTGGTTCGATGGGGCCGAGGTGGGGGTGTGGGTGGGGCGGGGCTGGCGACACAACCGCACCGTCGCTGGGGTGCTGGTCGCTTCGCTCGGGGCCACTTTACCTTTTCTCTCAACTGTGATATGCTATACGAGGCAAGCGCACGTTCGGCGGTTGGTCGAGAGGCTCGGGTTCACGCTCGTGGGAACTATCCCGCCCGTTGGCCTCTCGATGTACTTCGTGACCGCCGCCACGTTCAAGTTGCCAAGTGGGTTTAACGAAAATGGGACCGTCAAGCACCAGCACAACTAGTTCGCCGTACGCGGGGTTGTTGGCCCAGCGGGGGTTGTCGCTGGAATCACTCGCACAACCGTTGCTGACCATGTTATTTGGCCAGATGGAAGAGGCCCTTCGCACTGGCGGTATCGGCGCCCAGATGCCGATTATACAAAACGCTGTCTCACGCTCGCGTGAAGCTGGCAACGCCAGCATGCAAAATGCCCGCAACATGCTCGGCAGTGCCAACCTCGGCAATGACCCCCTTTCGCAAGGCGTGCTCGCGTCGCTGGCCGGTCAGCTCAATCAAACGACTGCCAACATTCCGACCGACCTCGCGATGCAGTTCATCTCGATGGCTCCTGGGTTCGCGGAGAACGTTGCCTCAACGGGCCTCAACGCTGGTACCCAGGCCGCTGCCCTCGACCGGACCACGACAAGTTCATCGGGATTTGATTTCGGGTCCCTTCTCAATACCATCATCAGTGCTGCCGGAAATTCTATCTCGTATTCAGTTGGCGGCGGTGCGGGTGGAGGTGGGGGCGGGGGACCGTAGGTAAAATTCAATGCCACAGCAAAGTGACTTCCCACGCGGCCCGTACGAGCCGCGCATTACCCTTGGAGGCATTCCAGCGCTCATCGCAGCGCTGGTCCAGCTTCCGTCAATCAACCGTGAGCGGCAGCGGGCGCACAATCTCGCCGAGCTTGACAAGCAAATTTCGGCTGGCGACCCCGTTTACATCTCCGATGCCGAGCAGCACCTGAAGGACAGCAAGTGGTTGAAGCAACAGGGCATCGATAGCGAGACGGCGAAAAGCCGCCTCGCGGACATCGGGCGCCAACGGCAAGCGTCACAGTCGCTGAAACTGCTCGGCCAAGGTTACGCCGCAGGCCGGTTGAATTCCCAACAAATGCTCGGCATGGGTCTGTCGAGCGGCGACCCCAATACCCTTGGCATGGTCGAAAGTTTGATTAAGGCGTCTGACCCACAGGCGCTCGCTCGCATGTCCCAATCTACCGCTATTGCCGAGAACCGCGCGACTAACTTTGGCATTGACCCCGCCACGGGCCAGCGAGAGCAAACGGTCAAGGAGCGAACGACAGGGGCAGAAGTCGCTGGTCACGAAGCCGTGGCGAAGATTAACAAGGACGCTCGCATCGAGGCGACAAAAATTGCTGGTCGCTTTAGCCTACGACGTGCTCATATCATGGCGGATGCGACTTCCGGTCGCGCGACCGAAAAGCTCCAGGGGACGTTCCTCAAAACCATGACCGCAGCTACCGATGCGCACACGAAGCTGTTTCAGCGCACAGCTATGACAGCGATGCCATCGTTGAACACTGCCTTGCTCAAAGACCTCGACAAAGGGGGTATGTCACCGGAGCAAGTCGGTGCGACCGTCGGTCAAATTGATATGAACCTGGCCCCCGTGGTAGCTTACGACGCTGACCTGCTACAGGGCAAAAAGTCCCTCGCCCAAGCCGCCACCGACGCTATTATGGCGAACAAAGACTCGGTGCTATTCACCGAGGCCGACACGGGCAAAGTCCATAGCCTCGGCGAGTTTCTGACCCCTGACAATAAGGTCAAACCTGGGACTCCCCAAGAAATGGCGTTCCAAGCCGGTCAGCTCATGACCGGCCTAACTAAGGCTATTCAAGCTTCGTTGCTCGACAACAAGGGGCAACCACGTGGGGTGTACGCGGACAATTTAGAGGCGTTCAAAGCAACTCAGGCCAAGCCCGTGTTCGGCGACGACGACAGCCCAACGGCCACAGCGAATGCCCCAGATAATCCCGAAAGCAACTACAAAGACGACGATAAATAAGGAACTACGACCTTGCCCTCGAACCCCTTTTTGGACTACGCAGGGAGTAAAAAAGCCTCGCGAGTTTCACCAAACGGTGAAACTACCAATCCTTTTACCGCCTACGCGGCACAAGCCCCACCGTCGTTTCCCTCGCCCCTTGAGTCCGCAGGTCTAGCCGTGGACCGCTTCGCCCTCGGCATGATACCAGGGGCCAGCGAGGCGGCCTCGGCCTACACAGGCCAGCTTACGCCGAGTGAGAATCGGGTTCTCGAAGCGGGTGAAGCGGTAGCCGCGCCGCTGATGTCGAACCCATTCCGGCACAGCGGCGACTTCGAGCGTGACAAACCAGCGCTTCGCGCCGAGTACGAGGCCGAGGAACGCGCTGGGGCCTTTACTGCCGAAGGGTCACGGGTCGAGGTCGAACCATTCACCGTGCGCAAGCAGCGCATCCACGACGCAGTTGCACAGTCGCCAATGGGCCGTGCGGTTCTAGCGGGCGTGACGGCGATTCCCATTGCCTTCGTCGAGTTTGGTCTAGGTGGCCTGGCAATGGGTGGGGTGGTGCGGGCGTTGGGGGCCGGTGAAATGGCCGCGCGCGCGACCGAGGACCCTATTATAGCCGAGATTCAGGGCGTGACCCGCAGGCTCGCGGCGCGCCGCACCGTGACCCACTATGCGAGCATGGCGGCACAAGCGACGGTAATAGGGGAGTCCGAACTCGCCCGCCAACGGCTGCAAGACGAGGCGAATGTCCCCCTGTCCCAGTACCTCGAAACAGCGGGAGCAGGGATTGTCTTTGGCCTAGCACTGGGCAAACTTACCTCTCACCCCGCCACGAAGCGTGTTCAACAGGCTGCACCGTACCTGGGCGCGCAAGCTGCCCACGCCACCGCCATCGCGCGGGCCATTTCCCGCGACGCTGGCATCAACCCCAAGCAATCGGCGACAGCGGTCTGGAACCTGCTCCAAGACAACGCCTCACCCTACGAACGACAGCTCGCCAAAGCGACGCTGGACAAAAATCCCAAACTCGCTCAAACCGACCTCGGGACGCTGCTGACCGACCGCGCCTACGGCACTCCCACCTTCACCATCGAACCCACCGCCGAGACGTTGGTCGTTCGGACCTTGGGGGCCGACGGTGAGAAAACGCTCGCACTGCGAACTGGGGCCGAGATTAGGGACCTGAACAAGTCGGTCCAGCGGGGCGAAAGCCGAATTCTATCGGCCAGCGGCACGGAGCTTCAGCTCAACATGTTGAGACGCGGTGGCCCGCCCCCGACACCTAGACCCAAGCTGCCGAGCCCCGAAAGCATTGGCGTTTCGACCGCCCCTAAGGGCAAAATTGACGCTCCCTTTACCCGCGTTGAGCCGGTTCTCGTCAAAGCCGAGGCCCCATCGACAACTACTTTATATCGGGCCGAACCATCGGTAGCAGGGAAAGGTGTCCCAGAATGGATGAAAACGGACCCGACATACCAAGCCGCACGCGCAGCCACAGGTAAGTGGTGGGTCCAAGACCCAAAGCTGTTAGATTTCTATTTACAGGACATTCCACGTGAACAGAAACCCGTTGTCATGCGTGTTGATGTTCCAACAGCAGATTTAGAGAAGTACCGTGTTTCTAATCGACCCGAGGCCGCAAAGTTTTCGGCTGACCCGACAAATGAGTTCTTTTTACCTAACGAGCTAGCGGCTGCGAAAACGCTCCACCAAGGCCCCACCGCCCCACCCCCCGCCACCTTCGCCGCCGCCGCTGATGACATCGTCGATGGACCTGGGGGTCTGAAAGAAAAAGGCTTCGTGCCGATTCAAAGCGGCACCGCGACCCACAGCCACAACCACCCGTGGATGGACGCCGAGGCCACGAACACCGGTGAGGTTCCGGTGCTCGTGCCAGCGACGCAAGAAAAAGTTCTCGTGTCGCCTTCGACCGAGACCTCCCCCACTGCCGTTCCCACCGACACTAGTGACACCTATCGCTCCCACAAGGTCAAACAAACTCCCGAGGCCCAGAACGAGAATCTCGCTGCCTACTCCCCAACTCCGATTCCTGCCGAGATGGCCTTTCCACCCGCGCCCTCGTTCATTCAGACCTTGCACGACAGTGTGAAGCTCACGCCCCAGGTGGGCAAAAAGCTCCCCACGAGCGAACTTGACGAATGGATAAACAACCGTACCCGCGCGGGCAAGGGCCAACGGGGCAAGCGATGGTGGGGAGAGGTAGTGGGGCAAGTCGGTCATCTCTCCCCCGATGACCCTCGCCTGACCCCCGAGGCCGCGCGCGCTGCGGAGAACGTGCTTGGCCAGCATCTGCTTGACCTCCACGATTCTGGCCACGGTAACGACCCCGAGACTCTGCGCCTCCAGCAGCTTCTCGCCCGTCTCGTCGCCGAATGGCCCGAAGGGTTCGAGGGACTGCGACGCGGCGAAGAACTCCCCCACACCACCCCTCGCTCCTCGATGCAAGACACCGACGGGTCAATTCTCCGTGCCCACGACCAAGGCGACGGCACGACGACGCTATCGCAGGGTCGCGTCGCAGGCACAGTGACGCGAGTCGAAACCAAGGGGAGCATGGGCGAGCTTGCCAAGCCCCTCGCGCCCGACGAGCCAACGTTTGACTTTACCGACACCGCAAAGCTAGGGGCAGAGGCCGAGAGTCACCTGTTCGACAACCCCCCCGATGTTCCGACCCTGCGAACCGCAGCCGTCGCGGCGGAGCACGAGAGAATTCGAGTGGGAACCCCCACCGAAGGCTCGACCCCACCCGTGGAACGGGTGGTGGAGGCTCCACCAGTTTTCACATATGGGACTGGGAACGACCCAGGAGCACCCATCGACGACTTTGAGGCTGAACGCTTGCGCACGCCTGCCAACCGTCTCACGCACCCCGAAATGGGCGCCATCCCAACCTTCCACGAACACGTTGAGCGAATGCTCCGCGAGACTCGGCATCATAGAATTCGCTATGGGACTACCGCAAGTGAAGCACGGCTATTGAAAGCGGGGCTGGCTAGCGCCGACGCCCAAGCTGATTACGAGCGGAAGTTTGGGCGCTTGGTCAACGAGGCGCTCGCGGCGCGCCGCAAAGGACCTCGTGGGGCAATTGACCCCACGTCCCCCTGGCAGGTGCTCGACCCGACCACGGACCTTCTAGCTGATTTTGCCAAGTCCCTTGGCCACGGACCGGTTGAACGACACCCCGATGGCCGCGTTCGGGTGGCGGTCAATTTGCTCGGCAAACGAACCCGCCTCACCTACCCCGACTCCAACGCCGCCGCCGCTGGCCTCGCCCATCTGACCAACGAGCGTGCGGAGATTTGGCGAACAGCCCACGAAATCGAGCGAGCGGTGCAAACGAACCGCCTCCCCGCCACCGCCACCCCCGACCCCACGACCGACCCGTTGGTCCACTACAACCAGGTCATGGGAGTGGGATTAGATGGGAGCGACGCGCCGTTGACCGCCGGCGAGCGATGGGCGCATTTCGACATGCAACACACGACCCTGCTTCACACGATGGAAAAGTGGTTGGGCGGGCTGGGGAAGTGGGGCCGTGTTACAGTTGCTCACGCCTATGTCTATCGCGACACGCTCAACGCGCTCGATGCCGAAACCGAGGCAGCGGGCAAAGAGTTCGACCGCCGCGCTCCGAATGGGAAAACTCGGGCCATCGAGCCTGGCACCGATGTCAGCGGCGCGCGCGCGTGGGACGAAACTTACGGTAAGCTTGGTGAGACTCGCATGCGGCAGGGAAGTGACCTTGATGTCGAAGTTGGCATGCGCGTCAACGGTCGATGGGTTCCGCATTGGTACGACTTGACCGAGACTCTCTCCCGCGCCGACGGTAAGCTAGTCGCCAGCTTCGTCAACGACCTTACCGAGAACGGCCTCGGGACCGACCACAACTCTGCGTGGCAGGCGTTCGTAGGGTTGCAAAACGCCACCGACCGCGAAGCCGAGCTGAAGCAGGCCACTGAAACAATGAACAGGTCTCGCGTTAGCCGAGGACAAGCTCCACTGTCTCGCACCGAGGTCGAGGCGAAGCTCGGCGAGTGGCGCAAGCACGCTGAGGCAATCGCTCCCAATCTCCAATTTGACCGCAAAGGGGGCCTGGCCTATTCGGACAACGCGAGCGCCGCCGCGCGACACGCCTTCGCGCGCATGAACAGACTCATTGCCGACCGCATCGCCTTTGGGACCAAGATGGAGCGGCAAACCGCTATCCTCGACCATATCCGCGAGGAGCACGGCACCGCCGCCGCTCAAAAGGTCCTGCACTTTTTCGATGCCATGCGAGGCCGGAACCTGCTTTCGAGCGGGATGCAAAACAGCCGGTTCAACCCACTGTTGCAAGCAGATAGAACGTACCTCTCACTGAGCTGGCTCTATCACCTTCCACAGAACTTCTTCACCGCGAGTCGCTTTGGGTGGGGCCAGTTTACTAAGGGGTTCTTTCAAACCCTCAAGACCTATTCCAGCACCGCCGACCGCCAAGGGGCACTGAGGTTCGGGGCGATTTTGCGCTCGACCAAAGAACGCTACTACGAAGGAGCGGTGGACCCTGTGGCCGAGACGCGGCGAACAATCCCAGCGAGGCTCGGTGATTTGATGGCCACGCCGCTGCATGCCACGGTGAACTTCAGCCGCACCGTTGCGTGGCACGTGGGTCAGAACGTGTTCGACGACCTGTTGCCAAAGGCCCAAGCCAACGACCCTCGGGCTATCAAGGCCCTCAACGAAATGCTTGGCAACGAGCACGCGACCGCTGAGAACTATCGTGCTCTCGTGGGCGGTGCCCTCGATGTGGCCCGCAATCGTGCGGGCGTGCGCGCCGCCGACTGGGCATTTTTCCGTTTCGACCCCCTCTCGATGCCCGCCGCCCTCTACGAGCACCCGACCTTCCGCCTGCTGATGCAGTTCAAGAACTTCCTCTACCCCTACACCCAACTCGTGGCCCATGAACTTACCGCTCGTGACGTGCCGTGGCAACGGCGCGCCCGCATGATGATGAACTTGGGACTGCTTATGCCGGTCTACTCCTATGCCCATTCTCGCCTGCGCGAGGCATTGGGTGCTGGCACCAAAGACACCAAGCGCATGGTCGAGGTGTTCGACAAGCTCTATAGCGGGGACCACCGCTTTGCCAGCGCCATCGACACTGAGTTTGCCGCGTTCGCCGTTCAACACGCGACGGGCCTGTTCGAGGGAGTGGTCGATGGCCTGTACAACGGGAACGTGCAAAATCTCACCCAACTGGGCGAAGGAGTACCCGCGCTGTCGTGGCTCATGACCATCGGGCTATCCACCCGCAACGCGACCGTTGGCGCTTACAACTGGGCCGAAGGCAAGAAAGCCCTGGCTCGCTACGACGCGCAAAAGTCTGCCGGTGGAATGGGAGAGGTTCTAGCGGGGTCGCTGGGCCGTGGGGCCATCGGAAAGCTCGTCGGCAAGCCCCAGCGGCCAAGCAGTGGTCGGGGGCGGGTGAAGTTTTGACCACTAACACGGCAACTGCCAGGTCCCAAATTCCGTCAGGGTAAATCCGTGGTAGAGTAGCCAGGCAGCGACAAAGCAAATGAAAAGTCCGCAGATAGGCTGAATGTCACTATGCAACCATCTGGGACCGTCCTGGCGTATTAGGCCGTAACCGCACATGAACACAACAAGCGCAACGAGCTGGAGAATGTAACCGTCCATAATCGCGCCTACTTCCAGTAGCAGAATTTCAGCCCTTGGGTCCGGGCCAGTTCTTTGGCGACTTCTTCCAGTGCCACGACATCGGCAATGTTGTGCTCGACGATTTGGCCCAGGGCCTTTCGGTCGCCACACGCGGCGCGGGTCCATATTCCCCCAATGGTTCCGACTTTGTGCGTCGGCGTACCGAGGTGGTCAATGAGTACCGCGAGCCGATTGGAGTGGAACAAAAAGCGCTTCTTCATCACCCACCACGTATCGCAAAACACCTTGTTCGAGCAATTGAGCAGCCGCGCGTGGTGCCCGAGCAGGCGGGTCTGGAGAAACGGCAGGTCAAAGCGGTCGCCATAGTGGTGCACGATAATCTCGTACTTCTCCAGTTCATTGCGCACCGCTTCGCAAAGCTCTCGGTCGCCGTCGATGGTCTTGCCGATGCGAAAGACCTTGGGCTTCTTGTCCATTGGCTTGACCGCCGCGCAAAACATCATATCGATGTTACCCTTGAGGCCGCTCGATTCGATGTCCCAGAAGCACGTTCGGGCATCGTAGAGCTGGGCGAGCGTGAGCCGTTGTGCTCGGTACTTCCACCCCCGCTCAATGCGCAAAGAAGTTGATTCCGGCTTTGTTTCCTTTTTCAATCTCTTGCTCCGCTTTTGCTAGGTCCCCTTCATCATACTCCAATTTGTGGCCTTCGACAAGCTTGGCCCGCTCGATGCACAGCTTGCGGGCCTTGTCGAAGGTGTCGGCAGTGCCGACGACACTGCCAACAAACCCTGTCTCGCCCTGCCCACGCTGTGGCCGAACCCAATAGGTGTCACCCATGCGGGCGACCCCGTGCAGCTTGACCCACGGTCGCACCGACGCGGGCATCTCGACCTCTAGCCACTCCTCGTGGCCGAGCCAGGGGCTGGTCAGGTTCAGCTCGACCATGAAGGATTTAGTAAATTCTGGCGGAACCAACACACCGTGCGCCCCGTGTTCGATAATCACACCCAAGTTCTCGCAATTGCACAGCCAGCTCGCCGTTGGGGGCCACCCAAAGCGGGCGGCGAGGTCAATGAAGTAGGCGGTTCCGTGGTCGTCGATGCGGACTTCAGTCGAGTAGAAGTTTCGATAGCCCGTGTCGCGAAACCACCCACGCAATGCTTCGGCGCTGTCGCTCAGCACCCTCGGCAACCTCGCGTGGGCCATCGTCGTTGCTACATAGCAGGAGTCTTTGATTTCGTACCCAACGATGACCGTGGAAGTTTCATCACCATCGATGGCGATGTCGTCCAACCCACCCTCGAAGCCTTCGACCGGTGGCTCGACCAGCCACACCGTCGTGTCACCCATTGGCCCAAGCTGCTTGGCGACTGCATAGAACCACGATCTCGAACCTTCCCAATTGCGATGTCTCCACGTTTCCATGTCACCGCGAAAGCCTCGGCTCTGCTTGACAAACCAGCCATCGAACTCGGGGTCGCGCAAAGTCTCGTAGAGCTTGTTCACCCCGATAATCACCTCGAACGGCACCACGGGCAAGCCATAGACTTTGAGATAGTCCTTGAACATCAGCCGGTCATGTTCGAGTTCGGTCCCCCTGCCACTGCCCCACACAGCCTTGCCACGGCGGCGAAGGTAAAGCTGCAAATCTTCCCATCCGTCGGCGGGAAAGACCACCACGTCCGCCTCGTCCATCACGTCCCACAGATCCCGCACCCGTGTCACGCCTTCGAGGCCAGCGCCTGGGGCAATGTCTTGGGCATATGGAAAGTCGCCCTGCCACGGGGACCAGTAGTAAACGGGGTCGAAAGTCTGGGCCAGCGTCGCCGCCAGCTCACAGTACCAACCGCTGTCGATGACTAGCGCTGTGTTCATCGCCATGAATCACCCCACTCGGGTTCGGTATCCTCCGCATCCTCTAAGTGGTCCCCTTCGTTGCCACCACCTTCGTCATCGCGGACTGACCTTTCCACTTCCATGACCTCTAGCGACACCTCGTCGATGTTCCAGTCGGGGGTATCGAAAGCTATCCCCACTGCTGTCTCGTCGTCGGGGGCGCGGACCTCAATGGTCCGAACCACTATTCGGCGTACTAGAAAGAGTTTGTCCTGTTCCATTGTCATCTCCTTGTGGAGTCGGCTCGCCGACCCAACGGTAACGTGTCATTGGTCGCCCACGTCCTCGGCCTGGAACGACCTCGCTCACAATCATACCAGCTTCTATCAGCATGTCCAGCGTGTCATCGACATCGTACTTGCGCATGTTCTGGCGGTGCGCCCACGTTAGCACTTCACTCCTCGTCGCCCCATTGGGTGACACGGCGAGCTTCTCGCTCAGGCCCATCGCCACGCCACGGCCCCGTAGAAACCGCCTGGGACTCTCACCCGCGTCGGCAACGAGCTTCGCCGCAGCTTCGTAGTCCGCAACGTCGATGACCAGCTCGTCGTCGCGCCGCGTCGCCGCCACGTGGTTCATCGCGAGCTTTTCCAACCAGTCCCGCTCACGGGCAAAATAAGCTCGCTCGGTGTCGGTGGTCGGGTCAGCTCGCCCCTCGAACCATTCGCGCAACCACTCGTAGGCCGCTGGCAGAACCTCGAACTGGCCTTCGAGCCACATGATTTGTTCGAGGCGGGTGATAATTTCGGCCTTGGTCGCTTCGGCCTGTGGGTCAGCTTGCGGGTCAAACCGGGGACGCAACCAGTTGGATTCAATTATCGTGCAGACGCGCGGCCAAAATCCACTGTCGATGGTGTTTTCGGGAATGCAATCGAACAGCCACGTGGGTGTCGTTGCCCACAGCACGTTGAGACAATACCCGAAGCTGTCGTAGCGGTTGCGCGAAAGGTCAGTGTGACCACTGGTGCGAGTCATTTCCTCGAACGGTTCCAGGTAGTACATCTTGGTCAGCACCTTGACGAACGGGTCCGCTGTCTCGCGGGTCGAGCCGATGTCGCTGGCCAGCTCGTCCTGGACCAGGAACATTTTGTCGTTCTGCGGGTGCGAAGCCGTGGGGACCATTTGGTCGAGCATCCCTTTGGCCGTGATGGAGCCAGGGTAGAGGCGAAGCCGGTCGGCAACGCCCTCGCACTGCCTCAGCATGTCGAGGGCAAAATGAATGCCCAGGGACTTGGCCCCGCCGCTCGGTCCCACGATGAGTGTGTAGAGGTTAGGACGGATGTGGGTGGTAAAGCCGCCCCTTCTCACCTCTACCCAAGTGCGATTGGCCAAAGCCGCCGCGACCACCGAAATCATGGGCCAGCGCATGAACCGAACCGGCAGCGACGGTCCAGCCAACCGCTCGAACAGGGTGACAATCGACTCAGCGCCAGGGGTCACGATTGCCCTCACGGAGCAGTTCGTGTAACATCCCCATCGCATTGAACATGACCGCACAAAGAAGCTCCTGCTGGGCACCACCCCCCGCCCCGCCCCGCCACAGCCCCCACAGTTCGACCACGTGCCGAATGAGGCTCTTGCGATACGATGCGAGTGGAACCCCCCGTTGCCAGTTGTCGCTGTCACGAAGCTGGCCATTGGCCTGCGTACGGTGCTGGTGCATGTATTGGGCAAATCGCTGGAGCACCGCAGGGGACAGAAACCCCTCGTAGTCCAGCTTACCAGCGTCGGCGTCCCGAGTTGCGCCGGTGTCGAACTGCTGCATGGCGGCTGAATCAAACTGCTGCCGCTGGGCTTTGGCCAGTTCCGCCGACAGATTCGATGGAGTCAGGTCCTTGTAGATTTTCATTGCTGCTCCTTACCACGCTTCGTTGACGCTGTAAATGCGGTGGCGAGTATCATAGCTTCGGTTCCACGGGCGGTCCATGAGCAGGCAATTGAAGCCGTGCCTTCGGTACAGCTCAAACGCTTCGATATGGTCATCGACGAACGTGTCGAGTTTGTACTTGTTCATTGCTGGTATCTTATCAGCATAATAATCGACCGTCTCCACGGGAGCCGGTGGGAATTTCAACACATCCAGCCACCTAACCGTGAACCGTGAATCAATGGGCCTAGCTGTGATGTAAACGATCGGTGAGTTGACTAACCACTCATCCTCATCGAATGTCTCTAGGGACAACCAAAAACTGGCTGAAGCTTTCACCTCATTCCAGACCTTGGTAACGGTCTCGTTGCTACGCTGCATCCACTTATCCTGGTAGTACCAGCGGTCAGCTCGAACGCCAATGTCCAGTCCCATGCTCTGCGCTTTGACCGCGAAAGCTTTGCCAAAATTGGCCAGAACCCCATCAATGTCCAGACCTACTCGCTTAACCATTGTTCAAGTTTCCTTTCAAACACGGCCCGCTTGGGCAGTTGCTTAAATTCCAACATCCCCGCCTTACCACCGTCCCGCGCAAACGCAAGTTCTACGGGAATTGTCAGCTCAACAGCCGGATTGCCACCGAGCCGGTAAGCACGAGGGCGCTCCAGACCAGCAACCAGAAAAGAAGCTGTCTCATAGGCGAGGTCGGGGGCAACGCTGACCACCAGCTCGTCATGCCGCTGGAGGTTAATTTCGGTATCCATTTCATTCTCATCAATCCACTCCTGTAGGGGAATCAGCCCCCACTGGTTCATCAAGCGACCGACTTCGCTCTGCGGCATCCAGGCGTAGGCCCGCCGAAACACTTCCCATCGAAAGCTTTCGCCTCGCGGCCCCAGAAAGCGGGCAAAGCGGTACTCGACCGAGAAATCAATTTCCGCCCCCCAACTATTGACCAGCTTGCCGCTGTCGCGCACGATGTCGCGGATGGGCCGCTGAAAGTGGGTCTCGACCTCGGGCGTCACGGCATCAACGGCATCGAGGATTTTCTTGCATTCGTCTACTCCCACAACCCGTGTAATCCCCAACTCAGGCCCTTCTTTGGCGATAATCTCCGCGAGCTTCATTTCGGTCATGCCATAGTTGCGTGCGTGACGGCCTCGCTTGCCCAGATACCGGCGCTCGAAGCTAACTTCGTCGTCACCGTGGCCCTTGACCGGTCGCACAGAATGGCCGATAATTACCGTGAACAGCTTCGCGGCAAACTCGGTGTGACTATCGAACTCCGCCGGCAACCGACGAGCTTCGTCGATGAGCCGTGGCACGCCCGTGAGCACTTTCACAACGCGGTCTTCGGCCAGTGACAAGTCAACTCGCAGGAAAATCTTCCCTGGCGCAGGCTTGAGCAAATACATCAGCTCGGCGTCGGTGTTCTGTAGATTCGCCCCAGTTCCACCAGGGTTGCGGGAGCTGCTGAGCCGACCGGTCGAGACCAGTTGCTTATACTGACTGCGTATTCGCCCATCGGAATCGGCAACCCCTGGCGCAATGAAAGAGCTAAGCTTTTCCTTTCGCCGGACCTCCAGAATCGCACCAATAACGTCAGTGCAAAGGCCACCTTGAGTAAGGTGCAGAGTTCGCAAAGCCGCTTCGTCAACGGTTGGCCGCCCCTGTTTGGTCCGTGCAGAAATGCCCAAGCCGCCTTCACGTTTTGGCCCATAGAGATACTCCTTTAGCTTGTCATTGGAGAGGCTTACTCCTTCAATAACCTTGGGCGCCAGTCGTCGAGTCTCACCACCTTTGGGACAGGTTGGGGATTTGTGACGGGTTGGGGTTCCGCCTTTCCCTTTACACTTCCCACACTCCCACCACTCGGCTCCGGTAACAATGCTATGAAGTGGCCGTCCCGCCAGCGATTCGGCTCGGGCACGGGCAGCGACGACCTCGCCCTTGAGGCCCGCGAACTTCTCCTCAGCAGCTCTAACATCAATACACACCCCGCGAAGCATAAGGCGAACGAGAGGGTCAAATAGACTAGAATACAATCGATGATATGTAGTGAGACGATTGCAGTTGGCCAATAGCTTACGAAGCTGAACATAAATCCCATAGGCTCCTGTGTTGTCTTTGCCGTTGTAGGTGAGAAAATCCCGCCACCACGTCTCGCTGTCCCGTACCCGGCTGCCCTCGCCATCGTCCTTGGGGTCATCTTTCCAGTACGGCAGGCGGGTGAACAACGACGCCATGTAACCGAGGCTGTAACAGCGGATGCGGGATTGCTCCCCGCCGTCACTCCCACCTTTGCCCTTGGCCTTCGTTGTCGGACCTGCGTTGGGGTCAAGGCAATGGAACATGCACGCTACGTCCCACAAGTAGTTCGTCACGCCCACCCCGTAAGACCAAAGGTGCCAGATGTCGTACATCAAGTTCGTCCCACCTTTGGGATTGGGGCTTTCGCACAGCCGCTTAATACGAGCGCGGTCCGCTGGCCACATAAACGTCACCGCTGTCGTCTCGTCGAGGCTAAAGCCCACGCAGAGAATTCGGTGGTCACGGCCAGTTTCGATGTCAAGGAACAGCGGAGTGTTTGGAGCCGCTCGCACCTGCTCCTCAAACTCCCGCCCCTCGGCTTCGCTCGGGTAAATAACCCAGTTACACTGTGGCAAGCGTAGCTCAGGGAACTTGCGGTCCCCCGCGATTCTCTTCCAATCGGCGATGAGCGTTTTGACCAGCGATGGGGTTCTCATCACACCCGCAGGGTGGAGCGAGGGAATGGCCTTTTGCCCATCCCACAGCGCGGGGGCCTCGATAATCGACCCGCGCCACTTCTGAATCCCTCCCTTGCCCGTTAGCGCATAGAGAGCTGTCCCACCAACAGGCACGACCACACGAGGATGAACATCTGCAAACCGAGAACGTAACCGTTCCACCAATTGAACTGCCGCAGCAGCGAGAGTTCGTCTATCCACCAGCTTAATATCGTTAGAAAAAGCAGCAGGGCGGTGAGAGAGGACATTTGTGACATAGACATCATGACGACTTAACCTCGCCTCGGCGAGCACATTGTCCAGCAACCAGCCCGCTGGTCCCACAAATGGAAGCCCCTGGTCAGCCTCGGCTTCGCCAGGGGCTTCGCCCACGAGCACTATCTCGGCCCCGCAGCAGTGCCCATTGGGCACTCCGCGTGGATAATGTGGGCAGGTATCGGCGACAGAATTAGGCATTGGGTTCGGACTCACCAACTTCAACCTCAGCCTCTTCTGCCACTGCCTGTGCCTCACAACGCTTCACGAACTGGTTGGTCTGGTCTGCGGCACCCTCGTCCGGCATCTCCATTGGAATGGCCTGGCGCCGAAGGCCGAGGACCCAAACGCTCGTCCCCACGACCACCATCTGGCTGTGCAGCCGCTTCATGGTGAATTCGTTGACAATCGTGCCGAGCTGGGTTGGGTTGCTTGCCTTGCGGCCTTCGATGTAAATGTCAACTGGAACCATTTGTGTCATATTAGTATCCTCCTACGCTTCTTCGTCGTTGTCGAGCGGCTCGTGCCGTTTCATGTGGCTGTCGAACAGCTTCGCCGGAACCACCTTGTTGCACTGGGGGCAAGTCTTTTTGTCGCTGCCAGCGGAGCTGGCACCCGCCCCACCCCCCACGGCCTTCTTCCCCACCTCGTAGTACCGAATGAGCGAGTTATAGAACTTACCGTTGGGGACCTTCGTCACGGGGTCCTTGCCCTCGCGCCGTTCCATGTCAGCTACCACCAGGGGCTTGGCTGCGTTGAGCGCCTCGACCTCTTCCTCGGTGTCGCCGGTGAACACGCCGCTCTTTTTGGTCAAATCGAGCCACCGTTGCCAACTGCCACCAGCTCGCGCGAATTCCTTGCGGGTTATGGGACTCTCACCACGTGGGTCCTCTTTGGTCCCGAGTCGAAACCGCTCGGTGTACTTGGCGCCAGCACTCGCGCCGCCGCTGTGGGCGCGAATCTCGAACTTCACCTCGATGAGCAACGGGTCGCCTTTGTCCAGCTCAGCCTCGGTCGAATGCTTAGCGCTAAGCATCTGAAGCTCGACCGCGCCTGCGGGGTATGAGTAGCTATCCGGAACGTCCTTTTCTGAGTAACGGGCCATAGGATTAATTCTCCTTTCTGTCCTTCCGTTTCATAATCACTAGCAGCGAGAAAGGCTTTTCACTAACCCGCCGCAGAGTTTCGAGGTCGAAATCGCGCTTGGCCATGTAGTTGAGGGCTATGGCCAGTTGAGCTTCAAACGGCTGATTGAGAGCTTCGGGACCTAACCCAAAACGCGATATAGAACTCTCAGTCAATGGCACTACGAACGTGCAATAGGCGGTCATGAGGTTTCGCCTCCTTCGCCCCGAGGCCCGTTGCCAAAGCTCGGCGACGCTGATGAATCGCGAACAATCGCCGCTGCCGAGCGGGCTAACTGCGAGACAACTGGTTTGTCCGTGCACCATCTGTCGAGCGCGAGCATCATGGTCTGAATCTCGTCCGCCGTCTCGATGACCTCGGTGTTGAGCAGAATGTTTTGCAGCGGTGCATGAACCTCCTGTGGTCCGTGGGTCGTTTTGACCGTAATCGGTGGGGCTTGGTACGGGTGAACGTGGGCCAGCATGACCCTCGGCCCCTGGACCTCGAAGCCCACGATATCCATAGGTCGAATGGCAAATTCGGCCCCTGTGCGGAACTCGTGCAGAATTATGAGCATTGGGTGTCTCCTATGGTGGAGGGACTCACACTCTCCACCCCTTTGGCTCCCTTGGGAGCGTTGTAACGTCTCGCGGCTTCACGGGCAATGAATTGAGCTGCTTCACAGGCTTCGTCATATGTGGCAAAAACACGCTCAACCGCAACTGACCACACTTCATTATCGGTCTTGTCCAAAATGGAACAGAGGTAGAATGTTTCGCCCAACGTGGTCGTGACCTTCTCTGTGCCAACCCACTTGCCTTCGCGAAGCTCTTGCTCGGGCCAATCGGGCGACGAGACTATGAACCACACGGTAGCCACGAGCTATTCCCCTCCCCATAGAGCTGCATAATCGTTCTCGCAGGGGTTTGGTGCGTGGAGCGAGTTCGAGAACGCGCTGAACAGTGCGTTGGGCCGAGTTTGCAGGTAGTATGAAGTCTCACCGTCAGCATCGGTGTCGGCGCAAGCATGGTACAGCTCCGCGTAATAGGTTGAGATGTCACCGGCAAGCCGTCCTGGCAGCCGTGGGGTGTAGCGCGAGACCACCGAGCCGCTCTCACCCGCTACTTTGTCCTTGTCAGTGTGACAGATGACAATAACGTTGTGGGGCCAGCTCGCGAGGCGAATGGCCAAGTTCATCTCCAGCTCATCGGTGCTGCCACTCCACCATTGCTGGCGCCCAATGCCGGTAGCACCAGGGTTCTGGACATACTTGTGGTACATGCGGAACATCAGCTCCGCGCTGGTCGCGGAGTCGAAACAGTAGGTTCCCCAACTGTCCCGCTCGTCCCGAAACAGCCGGTTCAACCGCTTGCGAAACTTGGGGAGAACAGTCCAACCGGTAATTACCTGGTCAAGCTTAGCACCAACGTCACTGTCACCGAAGACCAGCTCTTCCTCGTGCATGTATTCGACACGGCAGACTAGCTTTCCCCCTATCATGACTTCGGTGTAGGGAATTGCCAGTTTGACCCCATGAGTCGTCAGTCCTAGGTCTAGCTCCCCGCTGACCAATTCCATTGACTTGTGCGAAGCTCCATAGATTATTGGGTCAAAATAGCTGCTGTCTTTGCCGCGCGGGTCAAACAGTGACACTAACAACGGGCCGTTGGTAATGCCGTGGTTGCAAGCCGCTGCAAACGTCGCGGCGAACCAGCTCTTGCCCGCGCCTTGTGCCCCGTAGACCACGGCGCGAACAGTCTTTACCATTGACTTCGGGTTTGCCATTCACGTGCTCCTCTTTGTCTCGTCCCGCACGAGCTTACACCACCCCCCATAATAGCCGTTCGAGGCGTTGCGAAATTCGACGAGGATGTTGCCAAATTCGCATTTGATTAAAATCCCGTAGAGTATCAGGCTCTTGTCACGAACATCCGCTACTTCAGCGAGTTCGATTTCCTCGACCGCTTTGACCTGGGCCTTTTTCAGCTCATCAGCGTCCAACTCTGCGGGGTCTATCGACTCAAACCAACTCTGGGAACAGCAATCGCCTTCTGTCGTGTAGACGATATCACCTTTGGTTGTGTGAAAGGTCAGCATGTCGCGGCTGCTGTCAAGCTTATATCCTGTGAGTGTGTGTCCGACTAACTCTTTCATTTTGCTTTAGCTCCTAAACTAATGGGTCGGTTAATTTCGTCTTTTTGCCACTGTCCCTGTGATGTATCCCGAAACAGAATGCTGGACAGTGCCGTATCGGTTCGTTACACTGCCCACAACGTGGACAGGCCGAATCAATCCAGTAACCTTGCCATTTGTGCTGGCAAGAAGAACAAACCCAATCCAGCTCGGGCCAGCCTAGTTTATACTCCATCAAGCGCTCTCTTTCCATTGTCGAAAAACTCCTCTTCAGAGTTGAAAATCCCTACTTTGACATTCGGTCGCTCGGGCCGACGTGCGAGTTTGTACTCAATGAACGACAACTTGCGGGCCGCTCCGATGCACCAGCCTTCGATGGGGCAAAACGTGCAGGCGTCGATGAACCGGCCTTCGGTCCGCGTTTTGGTCGCCCCGACAATACCACGACGAACAAATTTGTCAAGTTCCACGAATTTTGTCGCGAGCGCAAGCGCGTCTTTTTTCCAATCGACCACAAGCTGCGGGTCCCGATGCAAGGCAAAGAACTTCGACACCGGATGGAGCAACAGGCCACACTCGCTGTAAAGGGGCCGAGTCGTCGAACGTTGATTGAGCCGAATATGGTCAGGTGGAAGCTGGTCATAGGTATGGATTGCACACGTCCGCTCGCTCGTGGGAAGGTCTTTAGTCTCGATTGCGTTGACGAACGTTCCAATGACCTCGCGTCCAAGGGTCTCTTCTGCTGCCCACTGGTACGTGGTGTTCTGGGTGTCGCTACGAAACTTCAACTCCCACCAACCCACGATGCTACCGGTAGTCTTGGTCTCGACCGTCCACAGGTCGTTGCAGTTCCCTTCCTCGCCTACGGCGTCAATTTGACCTACTATCACGACGAGGTAACTCTCGCCGTTGACCTCAATCCGCTCCAGCGGGAGCTGAAATGCTATCTCTACCCACTCGGGTGGCACGGCGAGGTTCGGAAACGGGTCTGGTTGCGGGTGTTTGGCGAGCCAGGCAGTCGCTATCGCAGTGAGATTGTCTAGCCGGTACTGGGGCTTGCGGTCGGGGTGGGGAGAATCAACTCCAACGTGGTCGTCTGAAAACAACCACCCGCCCAACTGCCGCAAGTCGGCCCATTCACTGGCCAGGGTGCCGAGGTTCTCACCCACCTCCACCCCACACAAGTGTCGCGCAACTACCGCGTGCAACAAAGTCCCTGCCTCCAGTGCTCCACTGGGGTGAACTTCCCCGTACCGCAACGCGGTCGCGACCGCTTGCGTCGAGCACGCGGCGATGGTCTTGAGCAAACTATTGTCGAGGGCTAGGACTTTCATTAGTTGTCAACTACCTCAATCCAGTTTATAGCGTTAAGTGAAACTGTAAAATACGGCAGCCATGACGGATAACCTAACCGGAATGTTACCTCACTTTCGTTGAAGTTGAAACCACGAACGTTCAGTATCTTCAGAGGTACTTGAGTTTCATCCCTGAAGTGAACATTAAGAAACATCATCGTTGTTTTCCCTCTCTTACACAGTGTGATAGGCGTGCAAGAACATCTGGCCTATCCATTGGTCCATGTAGACCAGCCACCAGTCGGGAGTTGCTAACGCTCCCTGTACCCGCAGTGCCCAAATCGCAACGTCATGGTAGTAAAGTGGCTCCATTTGAGTTGCTCCCTTGAAGTTCTTTGGCGATATGCTCATTGAACCAATCTTGTTGCCATTCTACTTCACGAGTCAATCCAGTAGCAATCGCGGCATGAATAGCCGTTGTAGATACCGCGTGAACATATGTTGCTACTTGGTCCATATTTCCGTCAGTAAGGCAAGCGAGATAGGCTAACTTCTCCGTAATAAGCCGGTGTATGTGACAATTGTCACCGCAAGCAGTCACATAGGCTTTGGCCCGTGCAGAGCAAAGTTTGGCAAATTGCATTAATGGTTTAACGACATTTGCCGCTTTAACCAATGTCCGGCTAGCTGACACGTGAAGCGTACCGATTGTCGTAACAGGGTCACTGACGCGCACCATGCAGGCTATTGGACCAGGCTGGAACCTGAAAGCGTCGTACAGGATAGTTGCCGAATGGTAGCCGGACTGGCCGATTTGGATTTCCCCCCTGACAGTGCGTGTTTCACCGAACATCCAAGGTGGTTCTTCTCCTTGGACAGTACGATAATTGGACTGTAAAAAATGCCAGGCCAGCAGTGATGTTCTCATTGTGCCTCTCCTTATGTCTCGACAACCCGGACGTCACGGGGCAGTTTCTCAACTATGCTCCCATCGTCGAGTTTCACTACCACAATCGCTTCACCATTGTCCTCGTAGTGCCGCTGTCCAATGACCCAACCCCGCTTCCACACCACGCCACTGCCACTGTAATGTGCGACTGTCACCCGTTGGGGCTTTTCTATGGGTTTTTCCATGCTCTTTTTCACTCCCTATGCTCCGCTTCCTCGCGCGCTTCCGCATCGAGCAAGTCGAGGATGCTCAAATTGTCAAAAGCCTTGATAAAGGACTTTTCAGCCTCAGTTAATGGTTCGTAGACACATTCATTCGGTTCTTCGGAACGTTCGGCATCCGTGACATACCAGCCCGTGGCCACGGCGAGTGGACAGCGCTCAGGGTCGCCCGCAATGCCGGTTACGTGTGCTTGTCGCAGGATGTCGGCAAGTTCCTGCACACTTTCAGCCGCGTCTAGAGTTTCCCACGAAACTGTCATTGTCGTTTCTCCTCAATGGGCAGGTGAATCAGTAGCCCATCGTATGGTCGAGCCACTAGCTTGCCGTTTGGCAAGCGGACTTTACACTTTGTCTTCGACCGAACTACTTCGACCGTTACCTGTATCCAGTGACCACGTTCTAGCGACCAAACGTGGTCACTGATACGTGCAAATCGCCAGTTGTAGCGATTGCTATTCACTGGCGCTTGCCCAAGAGGGTCTGTATTTCGGTTAGGCCAACTTCGTATAGGACGAGGACTTGGCCAACGCTCAGCATCGGGTACTTCTTCAGAAAGACTGACATAAACTCAAGCTGACCCTTGTAAAATTCCATGGCAATTTCGTGTACAACCTCGACCGCGACAGCGTGGGCAAGGTTCGGTTGGGGCGGGTTTTCCTTACCATCGTCCTCGCTCTCGTTCTCACCACTGCCCCGAACCTCAACCACGCGCAGTGGGGCATCGAGCACATTAGCCTGCACACCACGTTCGCGCTGAACCTTGGCGTAAGCATCGGCTTCCTCGCGGCGCCGGAACCCTGTTACGACAAATGGTACTTTGTTCATCGTTTTCTCCTCTATCGTGTCAGTCTGAAGCGGAGTGGGACGCTCCCGTCACGGAAAGAACCCTCTTGGACCCAAGATGGACTTCCGAGAGAATCGTTGACTCGATGCTCTAGTGTGTACACAGGGTCGTTCGGGCTATGTAGATTGACGTGCGCGACTAGTCTGAACGTTTGACTTTGCCATACCACTTGTGGTTGGGCAAGTTTCATTCCAAGTGCCATAAAGCTAGTTCTCCTCTCGTTCCCACAGTTGACCAGCAACTTGGGCTTTCGTTACGAACACGGCCTTCTGACCACTGTTCAAAAGCGCGTTCACTGCCCGCTCGATTGTCTCTTCGGGCGCGTCGATCACTTTGACCACAAGGCTCAGTTCTGTTTCACCTTTCCACAGACCAGTCCCATATAACAGTGTCGCACCACTGTCAGCGAAAGCATTGGCCATTAAATCACCCGTCTGTTCGGTGTATTCAGTGAAAATCGTCCATTCGACCATAGGTTTATTCATCGAGATTCTCCTCTGGCGCCTGTTTATTATTCAGAGGGTAAAGGTTTCATTTGTCGAACACCTCACTGTTGGTTAGACCGGCATCGGGCGTGAAAGTCGGGGCAAGGCCAGAGAGACTGATTCTAACCCGTCCCGTTACCGTGAGAACCCTCGGTCCTGACTTGTCGTTACGCACGCGGACAAACGCTCGCGTCGTTGGCGAGTATGTCCCGCGATAGGTGGCAGTGCGTACAACCCCATCGGGGCAGATGGCATAGATAGCGTTAGGGTTTTTCATTGGTGTTCTCCTCACATCACGGCGGACAAAACTGTCACTACCACGATGACGAGAGTTAAAAAGCCAATTAACCACGCGGTTTCGACTTGTGAAAGGTGCATAAGGTTCTCCTTTTTAGCTGAAATGGAACAGAAGTTCCTCGGCACCGTAGACAGCCGGTTTTGATTTGTGCAGTGTGGGAAGATTGGTGTCGTTCATGGTTGTCTCCTTTTCAGTTCCAATTCCATTTGTCCACCGTTGCGCTGGACCAGCCAGAGCGTCGCTTGAAATACGTTGGGACGCACGTTGGCGTACCGTGCCGCTTCAATGTAACTCTGAGCCACAGACCAATAATCAAACCGATGGTCTGTCCCAATTCCCACAATCCGTGCGGCGTGACGGTCGATGGTCACGAAACGCGGGTCAGACGGTGCGAGAATGTTGTGATAGAAGCTGTTGGTCTTGGGACAGGTTCGTAGCGGAAACGCTGTCGCCCCTGGCCAACGTCCAGCGTGAATAGCCAGCGCTTTGGTCCACGGTGCTCGGGTAATGGTACTAACTCGTGGAGCACCCCACAACAGCGCTGTCGTTGCGTAGCGGTTCAAGTCCCATTGACAGCGGGGCGACAGTGCCGCGACAATCCCGACTACGCGGGTTAGTGGTAGACTATGCGCTGTCGAAGACTCCAGCGCGAAAGCATGCGCAGCGTCGTACCAGCTTGCGCCAGCCTCTCGTTCGGCTCTGGTGGTTCGTTCCCAGAGCCGGACAAGTCTATGAACGGTGACGTTCATTCTACCTCGCTAAATTGTCGAAGCTCTTCTGGAAGCTCGATTTCCATAAGCTCCAGCCACGCCGCAGCCTCGCGTGGCGACACGAGCCTTGCAGAGGGCAACGTCCCTTGCCATTGGGATTCCTCGACGACGTAGTACTTACCACGGCTTGAACAATAGAGAGTCTCGTGGTCCCATGCGCTGCCTGTGGCCCGCGACACCATGTTGTGACCATCGAAATCACAGCGCTCGTCCCAGCGCTCGATAGCCTTGTTCGTATCGACGAGCACGAACATCGATTTGTCGTCTTGGTTATAGGCTTTTAGTCGCATCGCGGTCTCCTTGTTCGACCAGTTCAGGGTACATGCCTTCCACGTCGAAATAGAACACAAACAATACTTCAGCCAACGTGAGCACGTGGCTGATGCCGTTTCGTGTTCGCCAGAGATACGTGACGTCCCAACCCGTCCCTTTGGCAAGCGGACACTCCCGTATGATGCCCTTCTTGCCCTTGATGCCTCGCGCTTTCAGAAGTGCGAAAATATCATTCGGTCCATTGAGACTGTCAAGCTCAGTCCAAGTTACTTGTTCCACTAGATTTTCCTTTCTCTTGCTCGGCCCTGAATTGCAAGCAGGGGCATCCAGAATCGTCCGAAGCGAACGGGTCAGCGTGCCGTTCTTTAATGTGACACGGCCCGTTCTTGCCCGCTCGTGGTCGATTCATTGCCACGCTGTCATTCCGCATTTCGACCGCATACTTAGTTTCCATAATCTCTCATTGGACCAAATCCCTGAACATCTGCTCTTTTTCAAGCAGGTGGACAAATTCTGTCTCTGCCACGGTTAGTTCCTCACGGACGACACCGTTGCGCGTTAGACAGTATCGGGTCAGATACCCGACACACCAGCCCGTGGCCACGGCGAGTGGACACTGGTCCACAAGGTGGAGCTTACCCTTGATGTTCCGTTGCCGCAGAAGCTCGGCAACAGCATCAGCGTCAGTGCAACGGTCTAGCTCTTTCCAAGTTATTTTCTTCATTGCCATTGCTCCCTTGGTCGTTTTTGCCGACCAAGCGCCACGATAGCAACTGGTGCCGGTTGGTGTCAATTTTCGGGCAAAATCGCCGCATTTGCACGGAATTTGACAAGCGCTTCAAACCATGCCGCCAAGCGCTCGTCGGTTTCAAACTCAAACCGCCGCACCGTGAAACAGCACCGTTGGCACAGTGACGTTAAGTCTCCATTGGGTTTCATGTAGGCTACAAGCGCCCGTGACTCGCCGGTACCTTTTTTCTCTCCCCTTCGTCCTCGTTTTCGCACTGTCTCGGCTTCGCCACACACGGCGCAGACTTTGGGCAATTTAAACCGCAAAGTCTCCCGAAATGTTAGCCCACGGTGGGTAATACAGTGACGCGAGAGTGATGCGGCAAATTGGCAATCGACACCACAAACTGGACAACAAAATTGCGTTTTCATACCATGAATTGTAGCAGGCGAGTCAAGCGCAATTGCCGGAATTTGACGATTTTGGTGCCTTGTTGCATGATGTTGGTGGTCGGCAAGCCGACCAACAGGAGAAACCGAAATGGCTAGACCAAAGAAGCTAACGTGGAAACAGCTAAACGCTTGTACCGATGCGGATGCCATTGCTGCCTTGCTGAGGCAGCATGGGATTGTTGGGAAGCGCCATCTCGTGGATGAAAGTCCACTTGCAAAAGCTACTGGCTGGAACATCGAGGCTGAAAGTCGTTGGCGGTTCTCATCGCCGTTCAAAATAATCCGTAAACCATTGACCAGAGCGCAAGCGGAGTTTGGGTACTTGTTCGACACGCAAGACCAATATGTCGAGTTGAGAGAGGAGGAACAATGGTAAGCATAGAGCGGTAAACAGAACCTTCGCTCGCGACGTGGGAGTGGACAAGCTGTCCACTCCCTTTTTTTTGTCACCGTTCGGGCCACCTGCACACAAATGCGTCTCGTAGCGACGCTAGGAGAATCTTTTTATTTCTTTGGGAGGCTACCACCTGAACATAGGATGTAAAATACAATATATATACTCCCCTTCCTCTGTGGTTTGCGCTTATTTATGCTCCATACCCCCCTGGGGGGCTGCCACCCAAAGAAATATAATTATTCTCCTTGTGTCGCTGGATGTCGCACCCGCTGCGCCGCACCGCTTGGTCAGCGAGCCGAAAACCCTTGCAAATGCTACGGAAATTGACCAATTGCGTGGCAAATGCGACACTGAACCTGTCGAGCGAACGACAAATCGATGGCTCGACAAAGGGAGCCAAAAGGCAATGGAAAAGAGCAACGAAAGCAATGGGTTTCGGGTGATCGGCGAGCAAGCAGGACCGGCACGCGGCACGAGAACTAGCGAACGGAGCGCGGAGCTCGCAGCGGCTCTGTCGAAAATCGCCGAGCTTCAGGCGGCGCTCGAAGTGGCCAAGTCGCAGCGGGGCGGTGGCAAAGTGAGCGCTCGGTTCAATGGCGAGGGCAAGGGCGGCATCAGCCTGTTCGGTCTGAATGCCAGACCGGTGACGCTCTACGCGTCACAATGGGTGAGCGTGCTGACGCACGCGAACGAGATACTTACCTGCATCGAGCAGAACATCGCGAGCGTGGCAGTGAAAGAAGAACCCGACCGCAAAGTTCTCGCAAGCGCAGTTACAGAGTTGCGCGCGAGCGGCATGGGCATGGGAGAGTAGTTCAATGTCAACGTCAATCAAGGCCTTTATGATCATTGGGTTCGCAGTGTTGTTCGTCGAACTGATTATCGCCGTGCTAGTGACGTTGTAGTCACAGCGTCGTGAGAGCAAGCAAAACCCTTGCTCTCTCTTTTTGCCCATCGATTGATACTGATTCTCAATTTCACTGTCTCGCTCGACTCTCTCTCTCTGACCGTGGAACAACAACCCCGAGCCCCCCTGCCTCGCCCGCCGCGCGCGGGACATTGGGTCTTCGACGAAATATAAAATTTTTAAAATTTCCGTTTCGGGTAATAGAACAATGTTATTGGCCTTGACAGAGGGTAGCTTTTCTGCTACCCTCACCCCAAGGCGAGCTTCAAACAATGTCTCGCATACTCGTGGCTTTGCCAGCTCGCACGTGACACCGAACTGGCACGTTTGACCATGCCAAAGACTGTCACACCATTCACCGGCGAGAGTTCCACGCTCCCCGCCGCCTCCCACCCCGCCCCCACGCGGGGTCTCGGGCGCCAGAACAAACTTGCGGCCCAGTTGCTAGGCCTAGGGTACAGTGTCGAGGAAGTGGCGGCGGATACAGGCCTCGAACTGACCCATCTCAAAGTGCTAATGCGCTCGCGCCTGTTTCAGACCGAAATGGAACGTGCCCGCGAGCGTTGGGTCTCGGCCCACGCCACTATGGCCAAGGAACAAATTTGGGCCAAGGCCCCACAGGCGGTAGGGGTCGTGGGCGAGATTATGGACGACCCCAAGCACAAAGACCGCCTCAACGCGGCCAAGACCATTCTCGACCGTGTGGTGCCGGTCAAGACCGACAGTCGCAGCGAGCCAACGGTGGTCATTAACATTACCGCCGAAAAGCTCGCAGCTCTCGATACCGTTCTCGCCGAGTACACCGAAATTGAAGTCGATAGTAATTCAGTCCAACGGCCAGCCCCGCCAAGCGGGAGCGACTGACGCCGAAGGCGAAACGATTCGGAAACTGAAGACAGTTTCCGAAACCAGCCTCTATGTGTTCGCCAAGGCCATTTTGGGCTGGGACAAGTTCACGCCCGCGTTCCACAAGCCCCTGTGCGAGCAGATTCAAACCATCCCGCCGCGCCGCAAGGGGTTCTTGCTCCCGCGCGGGCACTTCAAGACCACCTGCGCGAAGTCGCTGGTGATTCATGGAACCATCCAACCCGCCGACCGCAACATCTATATACCTGGCGTCGCGGGCACCGAGATGCGAATTTGCTACATGTGCAAGACCACCGACCGCGCCGCCTCGCGGCTGCGGGCCATTCGCACCACCTACGAGACCAACGAGCTGTTGAGGGCCTTTTGGCCCGAGGTTGTGTGGGAAGACATTGCGACCGCCAAAACCAAATGGAACGACGAGAGGTTGTTGCTCAAGCGAGCGAGCACGTTCGACGAGTGCACCATCGAACAAACTGGGACCAACGCGAGCATCACCGGCGGCCACTTCGACTGGATGATAAAAGACGACCTCATTGACATCAAGGACCGCAACGAGCCTTCGACGATGGCCTCGTCGATTGATTGGAACCATGCCAGCTACTCGCTTGCCAACGACCCCGAGACAGTGCTTGAATGGTACTTTGGCACGCATTGGGGAGTTGCAGACCTTTACACCGATGTCGAAGCGATTGACCCATTTGACCCTGCCACCGGCGAGGGTGTACGGTGGTGGAAGCGCTCGGTAGTCGAGAACGGGGTGCCGGTGTTCCCTGAGCGGTTTTCCCTTGCCCGCATTGCCCGTCTCAAGGCCATTAACGAGGACCTGTTCTATTTCAATTACATGAACACCATCGTGGGGTCCAAGATGCAGGACTTTCACATGGCCGAGGTGCGGGGCTTTGTCATGGACCAAGATTATGTGAGCTTTACCGAGCACGAAGTTGACCCCGATTTAAAGCAACTGTTTGGAGACGACGACGATGGAAACAAACCAGCCCGAACCGACGCCGAAGCCGACTTCTACCGGCGGCTTGGCCGACATTGAGTCGGCCTCACAGGACAACAGCGCATCGAATAACAACGCTGACCTCGCGCGCCGCCTCGCCCGCGACCCCAACGACACGCAAGCGCGGAGCGAGTTCTATCACCTGTGGAGAATGACTCAACCATTGCCCCGTGACCGACGCTAGGCTCACGTCCCTGTGAGACTTTCGCTCAAACATGATTTGATTGAACGGCGCTCTTTTCTTGACCCACACTCAGGCCGAGCGACGACGCTAAAGGTGGGCCTCGCGCGCGCCGCAATCGTCGATACCGCCCGTGACAAGTTGAACCGCATTTTCGTTCTCGACGCTTGGGCCGGTCGCCCAACGACCGACGAGCTGGTCGGGCTGCTCATCGCCCACGCGCATCGCTGGCGGCCTGGGAGCTTCGGCATCGACGCGACAGCGCAACAGGGTCTGTTCGTGGACACGGTGCGGTCGATTCTGCGCTTGAGGGGCGAGACCGAAATCCACGTCGAGGGCCGTCCCGCGCCGACTCGCGCGGGCGACAAGGTCTATCGAATTCGCACGGTGCTCCAGCCCATCATCGCCGAGCACCGCCTGTTTGTCAATGACACCCTCGTCGAGCTGCTCACCGAGATGGCCGCGTTTCCCACCGGCTCCACCATCGACCTCGTCGATGCCCTCGCCGAAGCCATTCGCATGTATCCCGAGAAAGTCTCCGCCGCCGACGAACGCGAGGCTGGAGTGGACCTTTACCGAGAACACCTACGCGAGCAGGGCTTGACAGAAGGTGAGATTGATGCTAGAATTGATGAGGAATCTGATACCAACGACGACGAGGAAGAGAATCTACAATGGCCACTCGGGAAGACAACGCGGGCATAGCGCGAGCGAAGTCCAAAGAAGTTGACAATCAGCACCAGGGTCTTGGCGTGCGCGGTTTCGTCCAGAAGTTCGGCACCAAGGGCACTGGCCGCATCCACGGCAATGGCACCGACGGCGGCGGCATCAATCGGGCCGTTCAGACCCACGACCAGAATTAGAGGCAACTAACCATGAAATCACGTGGCAAAGGTGCCAGCACCAGTCACCTTACCCCCTTTATGCACGGCTTTCGCACCAGCGTCGGTCATGGCCTCAAGGGCATTCCGATGGCCCCCTACGCAGGCAAAGTTCGAGGACGCCCAGGCCACCCCTCGCTGAAGGGCTCATCGTAGGTCAACCCTCGTGTCCAATACCTTCAACACAACCCCGCCCCAATGGGTCATTGACACCCCTTCGGCGACGCCGTTGGCCACTGACCTCTATCGCATCGCGGCCATTGTCTGGGTCCCTGGCACCGCCGCAGTAGCGGGCAATGAGTGCAAGGTCACGGACTCCGCCGGTGTCGTCACCGTGTTCGACCAATTTGCCACGGGTGCCTCGGAGGACATCTTCGAGGTGACGTACCCACGTCACTATAACGCTCAGGGTCTAACCGTCCCGACCCTTGCCGCTGGCAAGGTCTATATCTATTTCAGGTGAGGGAGGGAATCACCGATGGCTGGCTATGTTCGACAAGGCAGTGGTCCAGTACAGAAGCGAACCAACGGCCCCCGCGTCGGCGCTACGGCTTCTAACGGTCCCGTTCCCATGCACCCATTTCTTGGTACTGTCGGAGCTATCACGCGCCGAAACCAGCCTGTTGGCGGCCTTGGCGCCAAGGCCGTTCGCACAAAGGTCGCATAGAGGAGACCCCGATGGACTGGGAAATTTGCTTTCAATTCACGGCCCGTGAAGAAGACGGGTTGATAGATGACCCAGCGGACGCCGGTGGTCCGACCAAATGTGGGCTAACGCAGCATATGTTCGATGCGTGGCTCGACCATTGTCACCATCCTGGCCAAGAGGTCTTTCTCAAAGGCTGGCTAGAGCGCTGTGAACGACTGCGGAACTTCTCCCACATCTTCGTGTGAGGGCTGACGATGCGAACTCTCGCCTTGGCCCTCGCGCTGAACTGGTTCTTCATCTATAGTCCCTTCAGTGGGACGTACAACGTCGTTTACGGTCCGTACACTCTCCAGGCCGATTGCCAAAGTGCCCAGTCGATGCTAGGTGCTGGAACCCAACGCCTTGGGGTCGTGTCAGCGTGCTTCAATGCCTCTTCTTGAACTCACGCTCACCATGACCGAAGACGGCAACCCCGTTGCAGGCTTCCCCGTTATCGTACGGCTTAGCCCGACCGAGATTGTCAAAGCCCGCATCACCAAAAGCGGCACCGATGGCAGCAGTTACTTTGGCATCTCCAGCCTCGCCACCGAAAACATCGTCGTGCTGTTCTCCGACACCAACATCAACGTGGCCCTCAATGGCCAGACCAACGGCCAGTTCACGCTCCAAAGCGGCGGTTTTCTGTTGCTGGTCAATGGACAGCTTTCGGCTGGTTCCGCCTCGAACGTTCAGGTCAACAACAACACGGGGCAAACGGCCAATTTGACCTTTTTGGAGGTCGGTCCATGAGAGGTGGTGTGTTTGTGAAAATTTGGGCCGTACTTGTGGTGTATGTGTTGGGTCTCGCACTGGTCATGACCCTTGCGCACGCCGACAACTATCGCTATGGCACTGGCCCCTCGACCGTCACGCCCACGACCCCCATTACGGTCCAGAACGACGTGGGTGGAACTATCCTCAACAGCCTAGCTGTGGTAACGGGCGCGGGCAAGGTCCAGTCGCCAGGGCTTTCGACCGCTGACAAAATTCTCGGCATCGTCACAGCGGGAGCGGGCACGAGCGGCTCGGCCACGCTCTATCAGCAAGGTGTGACCAACTGTAACTTCGACGGTGCCACGACCGCCGGCGACTACGTGACTATCTCGACCGTGGTCGCGGGTGACTGCACTGACGCCGGAACCGTCCGGCCCCACAGTCAGACCATCGGCTTCGTGCTCTCGACCAACGGCAGCGCAGGCCTCTACGCGGTCAACGTGCAAATCGGTGGTGGGGTCTTGGGGGGCGGGGCCTATTACGCCGACAGCTTCACAGGGACCGACGACTGTGTGAGGACCAACGCGGCCATTACGACTGCCATCGCGGCGGGGGGCGGCACGGTGTTCACCCCTGGCTACCCCGGCAAGGTCGCAGTTTGCACCACTCCCATTGCCATTACTCACGCCGGAACTATTGCCCCAGTCTCTCTCGTCATCAACGAACTGCTTCGGTGGACGAGCGCCGCGCCCACCACCTCGTTCATCACTGACACCAATCCATCGCCTCCACCAGGCAGTCCCAATGACACCATTCAATGTGCGACTTCGCCCCAGTCATACAGCGTGACCAACGGCGTCGCGCCCGTGACGGGGTTCGATTACGAGCCGACCGGCGGCTCGACCCCCGTCATCGAATTCGGGGTCCACGCGGGTACTCAAGGGTTTATCAACCTTGCGGTCCTCGGCTGCGGTTTCATGGGCAATTCCCACGCCACATCGGGAATTGTCGTCGCGGGCAACACTCTCACCACGTCGCGGTTCATCGGCAATGGCGGCTGGGCCGTGTCAAGCGGCAATGCCCCAAGCGGCACATTTATTGCTACTGATGCAACTGCTGGTGCCGGTGCGTGGGACCAGAACATCTTCTCCCGCAACTTCACACAAAACTGGAACGGCGGTCTGTTGTTTATCAATGCCTTCGGTGCGGGTGGAGGTGGCTCCGATAACATCACCTCGAACTTTTGCGTTGGCCAAGTCAGCTCGTATTGCTACCACGTGGGTGGCCTCTTTGACCCTGTTATCGAAAACAATCAAGACTTCGGCGGCACGCTCGCATCGTCCGAAGGGGAGTTCGAGATTTTCAATTCCTCCGGTGTAACGTTCAACTCCAACCACGTCGATTCAGTGTCGCCAGCGGCGGCTGCGACCGGCACCATGCAGCTCTATCTATTTGCGGACTCCACTGTCGCCATAGGTTCCAACACCCTCAACGGCAACACCACTGCCGGAGCCAACCGCTCCCAGATGCCCGCCTATGGCGTCTACATTGACCCCACGACTTCGGGGGTGGAAATTTCCCCTGGCCTCCAGTGCCTCAACACCGCCACCGATTGCATTCACAATCTCGGCAAGCATATCAGTTACGCGGGCATCGTCAGCACCGCCAACGACGCCAACACGACCGCTGGCATGGAGTGGAAGAGCCCCGCCCTCATTGGCATCGCCTCTATCACCGATTACGAAGCGTTCGACACCGGCAATGCCTTTGGGAACTTGAACGAATTTGGGGGCTACGGGATTTTCGACGGCCTGACCGCCTGGGCGGTCAACCACCAATCGACGCTGTTCGGCGCGGGTGGAGTGCGCAGCTTTTTGTGTGCCTTTCGCACCACGACCACACTCGGTGGCATCATCGCGTTCTGGTCGCCAACAGCATACGTAGACGGTGCCAACGGCAACACCCAAAGTACCATCTACATGACCACCGATGGCAAGGTCCACCTGAGCTACAACTCGACCGGAGTGGTTCTCAACAGTACTGCCGCCTACAACGACGGCGCGACCCACCTGCTCGCGGTCACGCTGGAGAACGGTGGCGGAACCCCAGGAGCGGTTCTGTACGTAGACGGTGCGTCAGTTGCCAGCTCTGTGACCTCTGTCACCGATACCTTTGGCAAGTACCTCATCGTGGGCAACGGCAATGGGGCGCAGCTCTTGGGCATTTCGTCTCTCAATGCCTGGCAAGCGTTCGTCGATTACATCGCTGCTTG